AGAGCACTTGACTTTTAATCAAGGTGTCGTGGGTTCGAGTCCCATATGGCACATACGGACCTTTAGCTCAATAGGTTAGGGCAGCTGCCTCATAAGCAGCCGGGTCTGGGTTCAAGTCCCAGAGGGTCCATATGCAGTTTGCAAACAATGTGGTTTTTTCTTTCTCTTGTGAAATCCCTTTCTCTTTTCCCACAAAGTAGCAACTGCAACTCCCGTGAGAATCAACCTGCGGACAAGTCAGCCGCAACCGTATAGGCGGTCTTTGGGTAGATGCGCAGAATTGGTATTGCAGCAGACTGTAAATCTGTCATCTTCGGATATGTAGGTTCGAGTCCTACTCTACCCACTTTTGCCGTGATGCCACAATGGTACTGGGCTAGTCTTGAAAACTAGTGATCTGTAAAAGGACTGAGGGTTCGAATCCTTCTCGCGGCGCTTATCAGCAAACTAGGGTAGCTCCCGAAAAGCACATCCGCAGTGCCTGTTTGCTGGTTTAATTATGCGGAAAGCACATCACGGGTGTGCATCAATATCAAGCGGAGGTATTAGAATGAATTTTAAAGAGTTATTTGTAGACAAAAGTAACCTACTTATCGTAAATACAAAATTAGCTGTTATTTTAGGCGATTTAAACCAAGCGATTGTGCTCAATCAGCTTAATTACTGGCTTGAGATCAATAAAGCAGCGAATAAACATTTTATTGAGGGGAAATATTGGGTTTATAATTCTTATAACGAGTGGAAAAACAATAATTTCCCATACTGGAGTGAAAAAACAATTCAGCGAGTCTTTTTGAAATTAGAAAGTCGTGGAATTGTTTTGTCAGCCAACTTTAATAATAAATCTTTTGACAAAACAAAATGGTACACTATTGATTTTGAAATGTTAAACAAAATTATAAGTGAATATTCTGAGCCTATGTCAAGACAAAATGTCTCTGCGATGAGGACAGAATGTCCTGACGATAAGGACGAAGAGTCCAAACCAATACCAGAGAATACTACCAGAGAATACAATACAGAAAATACTGTTAAAGAACATGCTCTATTATCAACTAAAGTTGACAATAGAGATAAATACATGGTTTCGCGCACTAAAAGTGCTCAAAACTCAGGTGGCAAGCCACAAAAGAAAGAACCTACTGTTGATCCAGATGATTTTATCAAATCTAAGGAGTCAGTTCTTAAAGATGAGCTTCACAGACTGTATTCAAGCAATCCTAGAAACATCTTTACTACAGAGCAACAGGAAAATGACTGGGTTGACAAGGAATATAACAGCCTGACTGCTATTATTTTTGAGTTTAACCACCAATACAAAGCATCTACAGGCTTTGACGCTAAGAATCTATCAGACGAGAGCCTTAAACGAGTTGCAAGGAACTATATCAAGTCACAAGAATCTTTGAAAGATGACTATGATGACCTTCAAAGCAATAAGGTTTTGATTGAAGAGTATCTAAAAACTGATTACGGCAGCAAACATGGAGTGATTGTAAAGAGTTTATCACACTACATGTCTGGCAGCATCCGAGAAATGTTGTTTTATAAACACTTGTATTAACTTGCTAGCTATATACACGTACATTATGCTAGCTATATATGTACGTTGATACAAGTATACACGTACACTAGGAGGTGTAAATGCAGAATATAGAAATCAACTTTGGGGTTCGTCCATGTATTGTAACTCAAAATGGCGAAGAAAAGAAAGCGTTATTCCATATGTGGGAAAATTTTGCAAAGCCTGTTGCAGCGGATTTGTATATTGGTGGTTGTCCTGAGGGACAAATGAGCATGATATTTGGGCTTGTAGAGTATAATGATGGCACGATGGGCGAGGTAAATCCTAGCCAGATTCGATTCGTTGACAATAAGATCAAAGACTATGCTTTTGAGGAGGGCTGATTCATGGTGAAATATAGACCACACAGAGGAGCATTATGCGACGCAATGGCAGAAATGAGAATCTTTGATTCTGTCGAAGATATGTTCCACTACATTGTCGAAGACTGGAAAGCATATGGAAATCCATTTGATATCGGAGATTTAACCATAACGTGTGATGAAGGAAAAGACGAGCGCATTAACTGGAAGGAAGGCAGATATGTCTGCACTAGACGAATGCGAGAAAAGATTTTTGACACGCCGCAGTGTATTGGAATGTGTTCGATTGAATCGTAGAACGGATATAATAACATGATGATTGCAAATAAAGTAAATGTAATGGGACAGGAATACCAAATTGTAAAAGTAAGCCGTGACCAGTATAAGCAATGCGATATCGCGGACGGATGGTGTGACGCTTACGGCAAGAAGATTTACTATGTAGACCCTAATACAGATCCAGAACATGATTCAATGGCGACATCGTCAGAAGAACTTGTAAAACATATTTTACAGCACGAAATTGTCCATGCGTTTCTCACTGAATCGGGACTTGCAATTAGCTCATACAGCATTGTCGGTGCATGGGCGATGAACGAAGAGATGGTTGACTGGATTGCATGGAATGGTGAGAAACTGTATCAGGCGTGGAAGGAGGCAGGATTAGTTGATTAAAGATGATTTGCAAACAAAAGTTGTGGAGCAAGCCGCCCTTATAGCGGCGGCACTCAAAAAAGGTAAAGATGTTGAGGTACGGCGAACCGCAGCTGGAATCAGTGTTGCCGAAGTTAGCAAGAAGGTGGTGTACCGATGATTATTGACTACATGAAAAATGTTGACTGCCTCATTGGTATGAAAGATATTCCAGGCAAATCTATTGATATGGTCTGTGCAGATTTGCCATATGGAATAACTCATAATAAATGGGATGCTGCTATTCCACTGGCTGAGCTTTGGGAAGGAATTGACAGAATCATCAAAGACGCAGGTGCTATTATATTGTTTGCGAGTGGAATGTTTACTGCTGATTTGATGCAAAGCAATAGAAAAAATTGGAGATACAATCTAGTGTGGGAAAAGAATCAGCCGACTGGTTTTTTAAATGCAAACCGAATGCCACTCAGATCACACGAGGATATTTGTGTTTTTTATAAAAAAACTCCTACATACAATCCGCAAAAGTCTACTGGTAATCCCAGAAAGGTAAGCAAAGCAAACCATAAACTAAACTGTAAGGAAACAACAAATTATCAAAAATACAGTTTAACAACTTACGATAGCACAGAGAGGTATCCAAGATCTGTATTAAGGTTTCCAAAAGATGTTCAGAAATCAGCTGTACACCCTACGCAGAAGCCACTTGCACTTATTGAATATTTGATTAAGTCGTATAGCAACCCAAGCGATACAGTACTTGATATCTGCGCCGGAAGCATGACAACTGCTATCGCAGCTGTGAACACTGGTCGCCATTACATTTGTTTTGAAAAAGACCCCGATATTTTTTCAAATGGCGTAAAAAGATTTAACGAATCAACCAATGGAGGACATGGACAATGAAATTAAAAAGACTAATCGCTACCCTTGCAACCGCAGCAATATTTTCTAGCGCAGCCATTGGCTGTACAGAAGCCGATCAGGTAAGTTCTAATATCTCTAAGCAGGCGGACAACTTCAACGTGACTAGGAAGCTTACCGTTCTGAACGCAAGAACCGACACAGTCCTTTTGGAGCTGACTGGAACATTTGCATTAAAGAACAATACTTCTAATGAACTTGAAGTCATTATTGAGACTGCCGAAGGCAAATATCAGAAAGATTACGTGTATTTGAATGACTACACCATGTACGTGGTCGAAGATATCTCTGGCTCAGAGGTAGACAAATACCGTTATGAGATCAATTTCTTGCCTGAATGGGGACTCAAGGCAACTCATCATGAGTAAACTTTACGTTTACATAGTAAACATACTTAATACATTCGATTTTAAAGAACCATAACAAGGGGTTGAAAATGAATTTTGCCGTGCTAAAGCTCGGAAAGCTTAGAAATCTGTCGCCAAACACTTAGGAAAGGAGAAAAATCTTTATGACATACGAAGATGCCTTAAAAGCCTCAGAAAATGGTCAAAATGTAATGATATGGACAGGAGTATCTACGCCTAGAAGAAGCAAAAGAATTTCTGAATTGTTCTTCTCATGTAATTCGAAGTAGTGAAGAATACAAAGGATACAAAAAATTTTGCGAAGCCATTCAAAGCGATAAATGGAGTACTTATACAGAAATAGATCTTAGATGGGAACTTAGAAATTATCGAAAGCGTTTTGAACGCCTGAGCCGCATACAAGATGATTTTTTAAAAGAACTACTCGGCAGCAATTATACAGCCCGGTATTCCAGTGAGCAAATGATCGTTGCCGATGCATTCAACACTCTTTATAGCCTAAAACGCAACCAAAAAATATTTATGTTTACAACTATTGTATTCTTAGCAACAACAATTATAGCCTTAATAGTTTAAAGGAGGAGTACGCATGAGATTTTCAGAAGCATTTAAATTGATGAAACAGGGTGCGCTGATAAAGCTTCCGTCATGGGCAGGCTATTGGTACTGGTCCAAAGAAAAGCAGACCATCATCATCCACACAAAAGATGGTGAGGAGTTTGACATTAGAAAAACAGCTAATCCAAATTATACTTTTTCAAACATTGCATCCGATAATTGGATTGTTTGGCATTTGAACCGCGAGAGCCTTAACAGCAGAGCTAAGAAGGCTATGCTTTCACAACCAATGGCTGGCAAAACTGATGAGGAAATTGTTGCAACAAGAGAGAAGGCAATCAAGGTTTTGAAGGAAAAGGGCTACGAAATTGTAAATACCCTTTTTACAGACGAGTGGTATAACAGTGAGAAAATGAGAGAAAGAGGAGTGGTGCAGATTCCACTTTGTTTCCTTGCAACATCATTAACAAATATGAGTTTATGTCATGCTGCTTATTTCTGCAAAGGATGGGAAAATGCAAGAGGATGTTGTATCGAACATGATGCGGCAGTTGAGTATGGGCTAGATATCATCTACGAGGAGGATTAAGCACTATGGATTCGAGAATAGCAATTTTCAACATGCAGGACGGAATCCCAATGAAACGCCGAAAATATCCTGAAATTTGGTATTGGGATAATGAGCGAAAGACAATTATGATCAAATATCCTACAGGGCATACAGACGAAAAACTTTTCGCAATGAATGACCAAGATCATATTGATTATGTATTTGAGGCCTTATACGCAATTGACTGGTATCCAGCAGATGAAGCAGATCGTTCAAAATTGGGAGCATTCTACTTCTCAAGACCATTTTCTTTTAACCATGCTCTTTTTGCACTCAAAGACGGTTGCGAAATAACACGTAAAGCCTGGCATGAGAAAAAAATATATCTTAAACTTGCAAAAAATAGCAAAACAACTATTGCTCTTGTGTATCCGGACGGTACACAAATTGACTGGACACCTTCTGTTGAAGACATATTAGCAGAAGATTGGCTTTTTTACACTGAATGGAGGAAAATAAATGGTTAGAGTAGGTTCGGCGAGAATTGATGAGAATGGAAAAGTGATTGGCGGACAGGCAGGAGATCAGACAGGGCAGGAAGTAGCTGTAGAAGCATGGTATCGCCATGATAAGGGGTGGGTAGTTATCCGTGCTAAAGATGCAGCAGTGCGTGAGCGCATTGCACAGTGCATGGAAGCAGCGTGTGCCAACAATTTGATTGGTTACAATCAGGACGGATCATGGGAGCTATACGACAAATCAAAACAGTATGGATGGGATTGCTCAAAGGTAAATGTTACTGCAAATACGGATTGCAGCAGCCTTGTTCGTACATGTGTTGCATTTGCAGCACAGAGGGAGATTGAGTGGTTTTCAACTCTAATAGAAGTTAAAATTTTGAACAAAACAAAACTGTTTAATATCTTGACAGATGCAAAGTATACCAATTCCTCAGATTACCTGTTAAGAGGAGATATTCTCTGTACCTGCACACAAGGTCACACAGTAGTTGTCCTTGACAATGGCACAATGGCTGGACAATCTGGTAGCCAACCACCTCAGAACAGCACAGAGGGCAATACGAGCTTTTGTGGCAAGGGTATTGGAACAGCAGTCGCACTCACACCTATGAACATCCGCACAGGAGCAGATACATCTGCAAAGAAGCTTGATACAATCAAGACTTCTGTAGCTGTAGAAGTCCTTGATATCACAGCTTCTGGATGGTATAAGATTGTATGGCCGGGAGAGGCTTGCGGATATGCCTTTACAAAGGCAGGAAGCGGCTATTACAGCTATTCTGCAAATGCTAACGCACAAGTTATAAACTTAGGCGATAAAGTCCAATTCACAGGCAATAAACAGTATATGTCGGCATGGTCCGACAGACCAATCACTGCAGTTCCAGAGGTTGCAACTGTAACAGGTATTTGTGAGAGTGGCAAGCATCAGTATCACATCATAGGCGATAACGTCTATGGTTGGGTGAACAAAGAAGACATAGTAAGAAAATAAATTTAAAATGGCATAATCAAAATGGTGATTATGTAACAGCCAAAATGGAGGCTCTTCTTTAAGTGTTAGGAAAGGAGGAGCCTCTTTTTGTTAGAGTTAAGACAGCATAAAGAACGTGTGGAGAACATACAGCGTCAGATCATCATGCAGCCTACATACAGTCAGCTCAACACCTTATGTGGCGGAGCGAGACTGATTCTGCTTGACGCCAATGAGTTTATACCAAATCGTGATTTCAAGAATCTTGATGCGTATAGAAGGTATGGCGACCATGTAAATAGCTATGTCCGATGGTACTGCAACCGCAACAGAAAAGTAGAGGGTGACGAGTGGGACAAACTGTATTGGCAGACTTATCTGAATGGTGCACGAGCAAGAATATTCAATGATTATTTACTATTCTTAGAGCACAAGCGCGAACCTCGAAAGATGTTCTACAAGCCCAAAATTAAACAGTTTGAGAAGTTCCAGCTTATAGAATCTTATCAAGGTATGCTTGATGATAAGTACGACATTCTGTGTATATCCATGCCGCCTGGTACGGGCAAGGCTCAGCCATTATATTCGAAGGTACTTACTCCGAACGGTTTTGTTCAGATGGGTGATTTAAAGGTTGGCGACAAAGTCTTTGCTGCGAATGGCAATGAATCAACCGTAACTGGAATCTTTCCCCAAGGTTTGCGCAAAATTTACGAAATAACGCTTGAAAACGGTTATAAATGTAGAGCATCTGATAATCATTTATGGTTATCAGTTTACGAAACTTCACTTGGAGTTTTTGAATGTCAAAAAGTTGTAGAGACTTCAAGAATGCTTTACAAACCAACTCACTTTTACATACCTTGCATTTCTGGCGAAAACTTCAACCATTTTGAATACTGTAGAATAAAATCAATTGAATATATCGGAGATGATGAGTGTCAGTGTATATATATTGATGATCCGTCACATTTATATGTCACTGATGATTATATTGTTACACATAACACAACCCTACTCAAGTTCTTCCACTCAGCCGTAATTGGTTGGTTCCCAGATGATTATAGTCTGTTTTATTCGCACTCAGGCGATATTACGCGAATGTATTACGATGGTGTCTATCAAATGGTTGATGATGCACTTGAATACGCTTGGCACGATATCTTCCCAGACTTGAAAATTACATCTACAAATGCATTGATGCAACAATTCAATGTCGGAAAATACAAGCCATTTCCATCTTTGCAAACAACATCTGTAGGTGCGAAGAGTGCCGGAAAAGTTCGTGCAAGCAAATTTTTACTTACTGATGATATGATTGGCGGCATAGAAGAAGCTCTGAATAAAAACTACCTTGATAAAATGTGGGAGAAATACACTGTAGATGCGCTGCAAAGAAAAACGATTGACAGCAACAACAACGCCTGCAAGGAAATTATGCAAGCAACACGCTGGTCAACGCAAGACGTCATCGGAAGAGTAATAGATATTTACGAAGGGGACAGTCGTGTAAGGGTCATTTCTATTCCTGCTACTGACCCAGAGACAGGCGACAGCAATTTTGACTATGCAATAGGTGGCTTTACAAAGGAGTTCTTTGCAAGGCAAGCGCTGATGATGGATGATGTGTCATACAACTGCCTTTACATGCAACGACCGGTTGAAAGAGAAGGATTGCTGTTTCCAGAAGAAAAAATCATGCGATACAAGGAACTTCCAACCTCGAAAATTGAACGTATCACTGCTCAAGCCGATACAAAATCAACAGGTACTGATTTCTTTGTCCTTCCAGTGCTTATAAAGTATGAGGGGAAAGATTTGTATTACTGCGTAGACTGCGTATGCAGCAATTCTTCTGATTATGAAGCGCAGTACGAAAATTCCGCAAATCTCCTCGCCGACAACAAGGTTGAAGATTGTGAGTTTGAGGGCAATAGTGGTGGAGATCGTGTCTCTCTTGAAGTTGATAAACGCGTTCTTGAAAAAGGTTGGATTTGTAACATATCATCTCGAATGACTGAAACAAACAAGGAAGCAAGAATATATCAATGCTCAAACTGGATATTACAGCACGTTGTCTTTAAAGACCGAAAGCTTTATACACCAAAAGAGCCATATGGTGTAATGATGTCTCTTTTGGCTCAGTATTCCACCAGTGGAAAAAAGCAGCTTGATGATGTACCAGATACATTCGCAAACTTTGCGCTACGCATACAGCGTAGAAAACCAAGACCAACAAGAATCATTAACAGCATCTATTAAGATTGGAGACATGTATGGATACAAAACACTATCTTTCACAAATTAGCGTACTTGATTTTAAAATATCAAACAAGATCTATGAAAAAACACAGTTAAAGAATATGCTTTGTTCGGTTCCAAGTTGTGTAAAAGATGTCAATGTGCAAACTGGACATGCCACAGACAAGACTGCATCTACGATTTGTAAGTTGGTAGATATGGAACGCGAAATTGATTCAATGATTGATTCTTTTGTGGACTTAAAATCTAAAATCATTGTTCAAATGGAGCAGCTTGAGTTCAAGTATTATAATATACTGTTCAAGCGTTACGTTGCACAGCAACAATGGTGTGAAATAGTAGATGAGTTACATTTTACACAACGACATGTTTTTAAGCTCCACAAAGAAGCATTAAACGAATTTGAGAAAAAGTTTGGGAGTGAATATCTGGACCAATAAAAAAATAGCAGGGGAAGCAAAATTCTCCTGCTATTGATGTTTCAGCAACTTTGATTTTCCTGAAATTCCTTTAAATCACTTTTCAACTTGTCCATAATCTTGCCTGTATAATTGTTATTCTTACGCTCTGTAAAGTTTTGGAATGCCTGTGTCCCCCTTGCAACCGCCTGTGATTTCTGATTTCCTTCCTGCGGTGGCTTTGATGCTATATCTTCCTGCATGAGTTTTCGCAAATACGAAAAGCGACTACGGATGCGCTTCTGTTCATTCCTGCGTTTAATCTCTGCTGCCTTCTGTGCCATATACTGGTAGTAAGCCTTTTCCAGATCTTCCTTCTGGCAACTTGGCAGCTTATGAACTGGTACTGTTACGAGTAGCGTCTGTATCTCTTCTAGCTGTGCCTGTGATAGTTTCCATTCATCCAATGCACTTTCCCAGAGTGGACGATCTAATGCATCTTCCTTTGGCACTGGCGCTTCTGGAAGTTGCACTTCCAATATAGGTAATGTTTCGACTTCAAATCTTATGCCAACTACCGTTCGCCCTTTCTTAATGGGTTCATATGTATACCGACATTCAGTTTTTTCATCCATTTCTTTTTGAACACGTTTCAATATCTTTTGATTGAAAAACTTGTATTCTTTATACAGTTCTTCCTTATCACAATCAAGTATTTGCCTTAATTCATCAAGCTGCACTTCCCAACTTTTCCGAAAACGGTTTTGTTCGAGATATGTAAACATGATATAAGTGTAACGGCTTGTGAGTAATGTTATGCAACGCAGCTTATACCGAAGATATCCGAGGTTTTCAATATTAAAAAAATACTTCATTGCTTTTTGAGAACACTCTAGCTTTACTTGCCACAGCCCGTAATCATCTTGTTCTGCCGTTGCTTCTTCAAACAACGTCACCAATCTAAAACCTTGTTTTTCACTATCATCTTGAACTTCTATTACATTTCCCATAAGATGCTTTAATCTTGCCTTGAGGTCTTGATTGTTGATTTTTTTTACTCCTAAAATTTTTTCAAGTTCGCCTTTCTCGAAAAGAACCGTTCTCCTGTCTGGCTTGTGACTGTCTATTCGTGATAAATAAGTGTCAAGTATCTTAAATTCTGCAAGCGATAGCTCGGAACGCCACAAGGAAAACAGCGGTAAACTTTTTTGAACAGTAAGTTTGTCTCCATTTCCTAAACTGGTTATTGGCCCAATCTTTTTTCTAGCCATGTGTAAAACCTCTCTTTCTCTACTTTTATGTTTATTATAGCACCATAAGTTACCATTGTAAATATAAAATTGTTACCTTTTTATATTTTATGGAATTTCTTGGTTACTCATGCGGAATTTCTTGGTTACTCATGCGGAATTTCTTGGTTACTCGTGCGGAATTTCTTGGTTACTCATGCGGAATTTCTTGGTTACTCATGCGGAATTTCTTGGTTACCTATGCATATCAAAAAGCTAGTATTTATGCGGCTTTCAAAGTTCCCGTAATCAAGAGCGTAATCAAGAGCGTAATCAAGAGCGTAATCAAGCTATCAATCAAGGAAAGCATTGGTAGGCAGATAAAAAAACAATTCAACATTAACTATGACATTTTAATTGGAATTTCATGGTTACCTATGACACTAAAACCTATCATTTAATATCAATAAATGACACAAGATATCATCTTGAATACATGCTATTACTATGATACTCTCAACAATAGAAAAGTATGAAATAAAGTTAATTGCGCCTTACATATGTATGGCGCTTTTTTATTACCCAAAAAGGAGACAGCCATGTTAACGATTAGAAGCAAGAGTATATCGCTGTCAGGAGGCAGCACAGTAAATGATCAAGTGGTTTTTGCGTTTCAGGCATCAATCAATTCAAACAACCCCAAAGAAGTCCAGTTTAGCAACTGGATAAACGACCATGAGTTATACAAGCAGAACCGGAAGGAATGCAATTCCGATTACGAGTCTTTCCAGGACGAAGTATACAAATTGCAAGACTCGATGCTGCTGTCAGCTAAAACGCTATGAGTAACCAGATAATTACATGCCCCAATTGTGGAAGAATTATTTTCCACTATGACAAGAAAGCGACAAACGCTTTTGAAGTGCAATGCAGGAAATGTGAGCAAATGACTTGCATTCTTACAAAAGACGGTACTGTACAGTCAGTTAAGCCTATAAAAAAGATACAAGCTAAAAGCAGCAGCGGCAAAAGATTTTATTAAGAAAGGAGGGCGAACAGAATGTGGATGCTAAAGGGACGTCAAAAGATATATACGGACGCAAAAGAAATCACTGCCGACAACATAATCAAAGAATTGTCAAAAGCATATGAGAAACATAAGTTTAATCGGCTAGAGATGCAATATCTTATAGATTTCGAAGCTGGCGATCAACCACTGGACAGACCCAAAATTGTTCGCCCTGAGATCAATATTAAAGTAACTGATAATGCCGCAAACTACATTACTGATTTCAAAATGGCGTATTTCTGGGGAACACCAGCAATGCTGATACAGCGATCTGACAAAGACGCTCACAAAACACCAGCAGACTTAGACGATGAAGGAATATCTGCACTTAATGAAATGCTTACAAATGCCTGCGACATTGGTTACAAGAATCAGGAGCTTGGCAATTTTGTTGAGAAAGTAGGTGTGGGATACCGACTTGTTGACGTTAAAACTGATTTTGAAGAAGATGACGAAGCTCTTGTGGATATATATACGTTAGACCCAAGATATGCTTTTTGCGTATATAGCAATGATGCCAAACAAAAGAAGCTAATGGGAGTAACATACAGAACGGACAATGGTGAACAATATTTTACGTGCTTTACTCCTAAGATGCGCTTTGAAGTCTCAAAAGGCAAAATTGTTAAAAAATCATTAAATCCACTCAAAAAAATTGCGATAGTTGAATACGAGAGATCTGTTGACAGAACAGGCTGCTTCGAGAGACAGATATCAGATTGTATCGAACTTAACACATTAGTCTCTGATTTTGCAAACCTTACAGCGCAGCAAACTCAGGAGATATGGTGGGGCAATGATGTTGATTTTCCAGTTGACCCCAAAACTAAGAAGCCTGTAGAAGTGAAGTCGGGGCAATGGGTGCTTACTAGCACAACACCAGATGGAAAGACACCGCAAATCAAGGCACTATCTAATGCATTTGATACAAACGCAACATTAACAGCGATAGATACACGCTGGCGAAGAATTTTACAAAAATGCAAAGTACCTACACAACAAGATTCGGAAGGCGGTGGCTCCACGGGGACAGCAATGGATATGTCTAGTGGATGGAGTGCAGCTGAGATTGACGCTGTGCGTGAGGAGCAGATTGTGAGCAAGGCACAGAGAGAGGAGCTTAAACTTATCATAAAAGTACTCCAATTAACTCCATCAAATGTGCTTAAAGACGATGATCCAATCAGAAGAGTACATGTTGGAGACATCAATTTCCACTTCTCAAGAAGAAAGAACTATGACATGTCAGTCAAAGCAAATGCTTTATCAACCCTCATTAAGACTGGTGTACATGGTAGACATGCACTTAAATTTATTGACGGTTTTGAAGACACCGAGGCTACATGGAACGACAGCAAGGAAATGATAGAAGCAGTGCAAAGGGCTGCTGCATCAAGCGGAACCACAGCAACGGAAGACAGTGAACCAACTGATAGACAAATAGATCAGTTGGAAACAAGCCCTATAACTGGGAAAGTATAAGGTGATGATATGGCACAGATATTTGGATTTGACGAAATCGAAAAGATACGGTCCATGCCATACAATAGATTTTTTGGTGAAATGGGAATCACAAAAAAGCAAAAACAAGAACGCATTGAATTTTCAAATAAAATTGAAGATGATATGCGTTTTTTAATTTTACTCATCTTGATTATGAAAGAGACAGGTAGAGTTGATGTCGAGAAAGCAGCAGAACAATTTGAAACAAAATTGTTGAAATGGATTGCACGATATATTGACCTTGACAGCGAGACAAAGGTTTATATATCAGATTTTTGCTTATCCACAGCACAAGTAACGGCGGATCATGTGAACGAAAAATATTATGTCTCGGAAGACCGAATACGTCTGGTCAGTGAAAATACAGCCCTTGATTTTTTAAACCATAAAGATTTCAAAGAGGCGGCCAGAAATAAAACATACAAAACGTGGAACACAATTATAGACGGAAAAGAACGCGAAACACATCACAAGGAAGATCAAACAACAATACCAATAAACAACTACTTTTTAGTTGGAAAAGCACTTATGCGGTATCCACATGATATGGCAGTTGCTTTTACTAACCCGGAGGAAGTGATCAATTGTCGCTGCTGGGTGACGTACTCTTAATTTATGCAAAGAACAGGCTCTTTAAACGAAGGTTTGAAGGGCTTTTTGTTTGCACAAAACTAGGGCAAACAAGTCGGAGACGGACTTTAAGGAGCAAAACAGCTCAGAGAAGAGCTTAATAATCGCACAAATCAAAGCGGAGAGAACCGCACAAACGCAGAAAGGAATGAATCTATGAAGACTCAGCCGATTTTTAGAACATTTGAACGCAATGCCACCAAGAGAAAATTAAACCTGCAGCTTTTTGCAGAGCCGACACCGGAGGTTGAAACTCATGAAGAGTCAAAGGGATCAGGTGATGATCACGAACCGGAAACCGATGCTGATGTATTAAGGGTGCAGCTTGCACAGGCAAACGCACAAATTGCGAAACTCACAAACAAAGCTGATGCACTTGCATCTGAGAACGCAGCCAAAACAAAGCAACTCAGAGAAAAGATGACAGCTCAAGAGAAGGAAGCGGAAGCAAAGAAAGAAGCAGAAGCCGAGAGAGACAAGCAGTTCAAGGCAATGCAGCGTGAGTTGACGATTATGAAATCTACCAATACATACATGGACACTTTGGAAATGTCCAAAGAAGTAGCACAGCAGTACGCCGAGGCAAGAGCTGACGGAGATGGAGATAAGGAAAACGAAATCTTGAGGCAGCACATGAAAACGCTCAAATCAAAGCTGATGCAGGAGTTTCTGGCAGAGCGTGGCGAAGTTAACGCAGGACACGGAGACAGTCACGAGAGCAAGGCTGTTGAACTTATGAAGTCACTACCGACGTATTCGACAGAGGTCGACGAAAGCGTTTTGAAGCAATACATGTAAAGAAAGGAAGTAAGAAATGGCAAGAGGAGACATGAGATATGCAACAACCGAGATACGTCCATCCGGTGCAGAGATCTTAAACAGAGAGGTGTTCGAAGGAGTGCCAATGACTATTGATTTTACAGATGTCAGCACTACTGATAGTGATACCGGAGAGAAGGTTGTAAAGGCAGGAAGTGTAATTAGTGGAACAGGAACAGTAGTTGCAGCAACACCATGGACAGGCGGAGCTGGAATCTTGCTTTTTGATGTGTATGAGCATCGGCCACAAGGAACGATTCTTAAAAAGGCATACATTAACAAGTCAAGAGCAGAACAGAATGCAGGAATCACTTATGATGCAGACTTAACTAAGATCCTGCCTATGATCGTGGTTGAGTAAAAAAAGGAGGAGCAATGGCAGTTTTAATTACAGATATTTATGATTCACAGGCAGTTGCCGTAAGACGTACACAAGATCCAAGTAATGCCATGGGCTTTGTCGGAAAGGCTTTTTTTCCGAACAGAAAGAAGCTGGGCTTGTCATTAAAATGGATTAAGACACACAAAGGCTTAAACGCCATCTTAAAGCCAAGTAATTTTGACGCAATTCCGATGATTAGAGTCCGTGAGGGATTTAAGCAGGAGTCTACACAGATGATCTTTTTCCGTGAGAGCATGACTGTACGAGAGGAAGATTTAATGCGACTCATGGAGATCGAAGACGCTAATAGCCCATTCATTGGAGACATTATATCATCAATTTACAATGATGCCGCAAGGCTTATTGACGGTGCAGAAATCGCTGCCGAAGTAATGCGAATGGCACTACTTGCACCAAAGGACGGAAAGCCATCTATTGCAATAGGAACCGGGGAACCAGAGAGCGACAATATGGTTTATGGCTACGATTACGATAGCGATGGAACGTATAAGCAAAAGCATTATTTGAAAATCGAAGGTACTGATACTTGGGATCATCCTGACACAGCAAAGCCGTTAAAAGACGTTCAGCAGGGTACTAAATATTTAAAGTCAATCGGAGTACTTCCTCGCTATGCGATGATGAACAGCACTACCTTTGACTATCTCGTTGAAAACGAGCAGATCAAGAATGCTTTAATCACTTCTTCCGGCAAGACGGTTGATTTTACCGATGAAGCAACCGTTAAGGAGATCTTTACGCGAAAAACAGGCCTGACACCTATCATTTATGACAAGATGTACATTGACTACAAGGGAAAGACTCAAAAGTTCTATCCGGATGACAAAGTAACCATAATCGGTGCAGGAACACTGGGATCAACATATTATGGTGTGACACCAGAAGAGCGTACATTGATGTCAAATAAAAATGTGGATGTTGCCATGCTTGACAACCGCATTGCAATCGCGACCAAAACCGAGCAGGGACCACCTATTAAGACTACAACTAGCGTATCACAGATCGTGCTTCCATCATATGAGGGCATCGACAGCACATTTGTAATTGACGTCAAATAATGAAATTCGATCACATGATCAAGCTTAACGGAATCTACTATGCAGCTGGTGAAGACGTCCCAATGGAAGAAAAAAGCGATGCCCTAGAGATTGACGTCCCGATGGAAGAGAAAATCGAAATTCCAGAGTTGCAAGTTGATGATGAGCCAAAGCGAAGAGGTAAGAAACCAAAAGCTGTTTGATGGAGGTGAGAAAGTATGAGCTATACAGACAACCTTGCAGACGAGCTTTTTTTTGATTTGCAAGTTGAGCTTTCAAATGATGAAGAAGGCGGCAGCTTTTCGGAACCGCTACTCAAGCAAAAAATCAAAAGTGCAATTAGAGAGGTTCGAGACAAAAGAAGATATCCACTTGGATACACGGACGGAATGATTGCACAAGATTTAGACAGGTACTATAGCCAGATTCGCAATTTGGCTTTGTACGATTATAACTCGATTGGCTTTGAGGGCGAGAGTCAGCACAGTGAGGATTCCATTCAACGAACAATGGTAGACAGAAAAACGTTGTTCGCTGGAATAATACCGTTAGCAACAGTCTAAGGTCTAAGAAGGATGTTCGCCAGTGTGTTTGCAATGCTTGTGAATACGCTGGCAGGGTGCATATTAAAGCGGCGGTGGGCAATATGCAAAAATATAAGCAGGAGATATAAAGATGCAAGAGTTTTTATTACAAACATACACAATCATCCTTCCGATTGCTTTAGGATACATTGTTTGGCTTCTGCAGCAACAGAAGAAAGACAAGAACGCGAATGAGAGAGGAACCATGCTGTTATTGCGTGTGCAACTGATCAAGTATTACGCAGAATACATACAGCTGGGGGAGATACCGTCCGATGCTTATCAGAACTTCGAGGAAATGTATGAAGCCTATCATGATTTGGGCGGAAACGGTATGGTTAAAAAGATGTATGAAGAGATCAAAGAGTTACACATCAAGAGTGGAGGAGGTAAATAAAATGGATATATCGAGCATGACTACCGTGATTGCAATTGTAGTTATTTGCTATTTAATTGGGCTTGCAGCCAAGACAATTCCAGCAGTCAAGGATAATTACATTCCGGTCATTGTGGGTGCTTTTGGCGGCATTCTGGGAGTCTTAGGAATGTATGTCATACCAGACTTCCCGGCGCAGGATATTCTGAATGCAATTGCTGTTGGCATTGTATCAGGTTTGTCCAGCACTGGTGTCAATCAGGTATACAAGCAGCTGAAAGATGGCACGGACAAGTAGAAGAAATCGCCAGCAGATGTGGTATTCATACCAAGTCGGGAAAGCACCTGGATATCTGAGAGATGAAAACGGTGACATTCAGTATGAGAGCTATGTTGGAGCTGATGGGGAAGTATATTTTTATACCGATGACGAAGGTAAAAAAATCCCAAAAGAAAGCGGTGAAATGGAAGTGCTTTACAGCAATCCTATAAAGTTTTGGGGAACAATCACATCGCAACTAAAAAACGCTATCATGCGAGCATGGGGCAGCGATAGCACAAACAATTATGCTACGCTCATCTTAGCTAAACATGCAAAAGACTCTAGCGGAAACAAACTTAGCTTGCCGTTTGGAACAAGAATTTGGCTACACTCAGAAATCAAGATGAAACCAAACGGATCACCAGATGAAAATTCTGCCGACTATCAAGTGCGTGGAATCATGAATGAAGCACTGAATGAAACGTCTTACTATCTGCAGGTATTGCAGCAAAGCGAGGAAAAAACCTAATGGCAAAGGCTTTGGAAATAAAGGTGAGCGGAGTAGATGAAGCCATAAGGATGTTGGAACGTTACCAGAAAACGTTCCAAACGCGAGTAGAGCTTTTCATGAAGAAGCTTACTGATTACGGAGTTGAAAAAGCAACAGAAGAAGTCTTGACGATGGATGCAGTATTTACTGGTGAACTTGCAAATAGCATTCACTCAACCGAGATAGAGAGCAACGCAGAGCGAGTTATCTTTGCAGTAGAAGCTGATTCAGAACATGCTATCTATGTAGAGATGGGAACAGGAATCATAGGCGCTACTGCTCCGTATCCAGGCAAGCTCCCGGCTATTTATGCGCAAGGAAAAACAATTAGAAAAACGGCAGATGGTAGATATGGTTGGTATTATCTGGGGGGAGATGGTAAGTGGTACTTTACAGAAGGTATGCCGTCAAGACCATTCATGTATCATGCCTCAACACAAATGAGACATGATATTGAAAGAATTGCAAGGGAGGTGTTCGAATAATGGCTCAGAATCAATGGGTCATTGACCTTGAGAGCAAGGTATTATCCCTTGTGAAAGGCAAGACATACAACAAGCTAAAGAAAAGATATCCACAAATAATGTACACCACCTCAAGCATAAGCAATGATTCACAACGCAATTTTCCCTGCGTGTACGTCCATGAGTTGGGTGGAAGCGAAGCAAACTCCGATCTGGAACGCACAAGAATCAACACTATAGTGGCAGGATTCCAAATTGAAGTGTATAGCAACACATCACAGCTAGACTGCAGAACTATAATGGCAGAAATTATGGACTGCCTAAAAAAACTTATGTTTGATGTAAAAATGTCACCATATGCGGACAATCAATCACCAATATATCGTTATGTAGCACGTTTTGAAAGAACATTTGATTGGAATGATATTTTTTAAGCTCCATCGGCAAGATGGGGCTTTTTTAGTAGGAGGAATACAAAATGGCAGTAGGTTTAAAAAGTAGAATCATCTACAGAGAAAAGACAAAGGAAGATGGCGCAGCCGATTACTGGGCAGGTGAATATAAGCTCTTGATCAGAGCAAAATCAATTCCATCACCTTTCGGCACTGTCAACATGGTTGATACATCAACCTTGGAAGACTTGATAGAGACTCAGGAACAGGGAAGAAGAGCAGCTGCATCAATGGAAGTACCAGGTGCATTTGAAAAAAAATATAAGGATGAACTAGTTAAAAACGAGGGAAAACAATTAGATATCTGCATCCTTTACGGCACAGATGGAAAAGGTTCAGAAGGAATTGTGGCTTTTGTAGGAACAGAATCTTTCGCACCAGACGAGGCAACAGAAGATCACCTCACAGGAACAGCAACAATTGCCACAGTAACCGTTCCAAGGTGGATTGAGGATAGTTATACCGTATCTGTAACAGAAGATGAGAATGGTTATCCAACATCAATTACACTGGCAAAGAAAGAAATGTAACAACTATATTCGGGAAGCGTGAGCTTCCCGTTTTTTGTTTAAAGGAGAATGAATTATGAAATTTATGAATTACGAAATTAAGTTTGGAATCGAAGCGACTACAAAGAGCGGAATTTTAAAGAAGATTAAAGAAGTTCAACAGTCCAGTGGTGATGAAGTTCAACAGTCCAGTGGTGATTTTATTGACGATATCGAAATGATGCTTAATATGGTTCCGGAGTTTTTGCTTGTGGGACTGCAAAAAAGACATAAGGATGAGTTCGGGTATGATTACAACACAAATAAAGGCAAGGAAGAGGCAACAGCAAAGGTATGCGAATTGATTGATGAGTATACCGATCAGGAAGATTCGAGTATCAAAGAGCTGTTTGAAGAGCTGCTAAAAGAGGTGATGCAGAATGGTTTTTTCAAGAAGGAAGTTCTGCAGATGAAAGCGGAGAAAGAAGCGAAAGAGCAAAAAACAGAGTAATAGATCCAATTGATTATTACGATGAAAAGCTACTTCCGTATTTTTTGTGTGTTACGCAACAATACGGCTTTACTGCTGAAAAAATAGGCGATATGTGTCCGTGCGAGTTAAAACCATATGAACTTGCTTACAAGCTGCATCAGCAGCAAGTCGATATGCAAAACCACATGCTTGGCAGGTACGTGAGAATGTCTATCTTATCAACACTGGGTAACAGCCAGTGGTTCAAAGGTAAGCATACACCGCCGTTTGAATATCCAGATATGCCTTTCTTGCAACAGGAGGTAAAGAAAAGCAAAAACGGCAATGCGGAGTCAAATGAGGAAATCGCAGTGTACGAGATGAAGCAAAGAATCAGGCAGCTTGAAAAGCAAGGCTTGCCAGAAAGCCCGATCTAAGGGAGGAGGGATAAAATGAGTGAGGTAAATATTGATTCGATACGGATTGAAGCCAAAACAAATATCAAAGAAGCTATATCTGATATTGAAGCACTGAAGCAATCCCTAACCGGATTGGGCGACAACAAAAGCGGAATTGACCGCTACTCAACATCTGTAAATGGGTTAACGCAAAGATTAACGCGACTGACAGGGATAACCAACAAGGCAGGAATTGCAGCAGTCGAAAAAAGTGTAAGAGACCTGGCGGAAGCATCTATTAAGCTTAACAACTTACAGCTTAACGAAAAGAAGGGCTCGATTTTCTCTGAGGACACATGGAAAAGAGCCATGGAGAACGTGGAAAGTGCGATGGAAAATGTAAAAAATACCATCGCACAGAACGTTAAGGAGATCAGACAGCTAGACGGTGTTGAAAAGGCTTTTGATAACTATATCAAAAAAGCTCAAAACATAAAGATCCCAATTGGCGTAAAGAACGACTTAAATGTAGATAGAGAATTTGCAAATCTGCGAAGTGTACTTGGCAAGAATTTCTCCACAACAAATAGCGGTACGGATTTTGTGACGTTCATAGACGATATGAACAAGTCAATAAATACCACATTTGATACTACAAAAAACGCAACAGATCTGTTCAAGGACGTAGTAGAGCGTTTAAGGGATATACGCAAGGAAGCTGTGATGACATCACAGGATGTTATCAAAAACGGCTTAATTCCAGTACAAGAGATTGAATCTGAGCTATCAAAGTTTGCCGCAAAAGACATTCCCAACCTTAGCGAGAAGTATGGAATAACTGAAAACGATGTTTATGGTGGCAAAAAGCTATCGGAAAATGGTGAAACAGAAAGCGTAAAAGAAGTCACAAGTGCCATCGGGCAGAAGACTAGGGCATTTGAAAAAGAACAACAGACTGTAACTGATGTTGTGAATAGTGAGATGAAAGACCTTATCAATTTAAGGTCAACCATCGAATCCGTTACAAATGCTGTAGGAGACGGAAAAGGTCTGGCAGGAGCATTCAAGGGGCTTAAAGAACTTGGCTTGGGTGAACTGGCTTCTTTGAAAAACATTGACTTTTCTGGAATTGCAAAGCTGAACATAAAAGCATTACAGGAAACAATAAAACAGACTACCGATATTAAAAACAGTGCAAGCAAAACAATAAGAGAATTAGTGCATGATTCTGAATTGAAATATGCACTAGGATCTAGCAGCCCAGAACGCTTAATTGCTAAGACGACTGCAAAAGGAAATGAAATCAATATTCCTACAAAACTAAGCGAAATACAGTCTTTGTATCAAAAGCTAATAAATTACAAAGGCGAGCTTATTAAATCTATTAACGAAACATGGAATAACAACAACGAAAGTCTCGATGTAGCTATTGACAAAATTTTAAAATACCGTGAACAGCTTGCACAAACAAGGTCCTCAATCAAACAGGTTGGAGAAGCACTAGAAGCTGTACGCAATGGAGCTGACATTACAAAAGGTGAACAGTGGTTAGCAGAATATAATTCATTTCTAGGGGATATGCAGGAATATAGAACTAAAATTTTGCAAGAATCACTAGAAATGTTACAAACAGAACAAAAAAATTCACCAAAATTAAATTTAATGGAATCACTATCGGATTTAGGTACTGCAACTGATTCCGTTGAACAAAAATTATCAGAATTATTTGATATGTTGCAATCACTCCCATCTTCAGCAGATAGGGTTGGCTCACAGGCCAGAACTATGATTGTACAATCAGCACAGCAATTAGGAATTGCAACTGAAAGCATAGAAAACGCACTGTCAACATTGCATGGAACCCTCGGAGAATATAGTACCGCAAGTGAAACTTCTGCACCAATAGATGATTTAAACAATCATGTAAATTTGGTTGAGCAAAGCTTGTCTGCATTGGATTCTGCTCTGCAATTAACACAGAATGAGGTTAGAGCATTTGCACAAACTGGTCAATTGTCAGAAACAGCATTGCAAGCATTGTCAAATGCATCGCAAACGTCTGACATGGTTATTGACCATATGAGCTCTAGCATAAGTGAGCTTACAGGAAACTTAGGTTTTTACAGGCAATCGCTTGAACAAGCTTCACAAGAGCCACCAATATTTAGAGACACACCAGAGGATATCAACAGACTGAACCGAAACATGCAAAAATTGCCACTTAGCCTATCCCAGTTAAAATCAGATATAAGTGATTTGGCAGGCATCATGGGTGGATTTGTAGAAAAAGCGATATCTGTTGCAGGTGCAATTGGCAAAATAGGATCTTTTGCAATGAAAGTAAACAAGCAGATATTATCGTTCACAAAAGACTTTGCAAAGCTATCATGGGAGTTTTTGAATTTTGGTTCAAGCAAAAACGCATTATCTGGGCTAAAGAGTCCATTTGGCCAGTCCTCAGCCAGTCTTGGAGACTTTAACAAGAAATTAAAGCACGGAATTACAACTGTGTTGCGCTACGGTTTTGGAATCCGGTCTTTGTACGTACTGTTTAACAAGCTACGATCAGGAATCAAGGACGGAATCAACAACCTTGTTGTGTTTAGCGATAGGGCAAATAAGAGTTTGTCATTGCTGACATCTGACATGTCATATGTTGGAAATAGTGTGGCTGCGGCATTTGAACCAATACTGAATATTATTGCACCAGTTATTGACCAAATTGTTGATTATGCAGTTGCAGGAATCAATGCTGTAGGTGCTTTTATAGCATCAATAACAGGTCAAACATCATACACGGTAGCTGTAAAGAACATCAAAGACTATCGCGACAGTTTAAACGGCACAGCATCTGCAGGAGATGCAGCAAGCAACGCAACTGATAAGTTAAAAGACAAGACCGATGAGTTAAAGCGTGAGTTAATGGGATTTGATGAAATCGAAAAATTTTCGGAAGATCTCGATAACGCAGCTAACAGCGGTTCAGGAAGTGGAAGTGGAAGTGGTTCTGGAAACGGCTCAGGAACGGAAGATCCTATACTTTTTACAAAAAAGGATATACCAGGAGCGGTATCTAACTTTGCAGACCTCGTAAAGGATGCTTGGGCGAAATCCGATTTTACTGACATCGGTAAAATAGTTGGAACGAAACTCCGTGACGCACTTGATTCCATTGACTGGGAGCCGATCAAGGAGCAGGCAAACAAAATTGCCAAAGTCACAGGAACATTTATAAACGGTTTCTTTGAGACGGAAGGTCTTGATAAGAGTGTTGGAAGAACACTTGGAGAAGCAGTCAACACAGCTGTAGGTGCAATCAATACCTTTGTTGACACAACTCACTGGACATCAATTGGCGAATTTATGTCAGGTGGGCTTAGAAGTGCCATAGCTACTATTGATTGGGATGACCTTGGAAAGACTCTGAATGCCAAATATAAGGCTTTGTGGAGCTTCCTTGATGGATTTGTAGTAGATATGTCTAAAATCAATTTTAGCGGCACTACAGGATGGCAGGAAGCAGGTAATGCACTTGCAAGTACAATCAATAGCATTTTTGCAGATAGAGACTATACAAAAACTGGACAAACTATTGCGGCTGGAATCAATGGAATCACATCTGCGCTAACAACAGGAATAGAAGGAATTGATTTTAATTCGATATCCAAAAATTTTTCAAACGGAATCAACAGCGTATTTTACAAGATAGATTGGCAAGCGATCGGCACAATGCTATCCGATGGAGTGAATACAGCAACTTCATCATTGCTGACTTTCTCGGTAACGGTTGACTGGAAAAGAATAGGCTCAGAACTGGCAAATTCTGCAAATACTTTTTTAGCTAAGACTGATTTTAGCCAAGCAGGAAAAGCACTAGGTCAGGCATTTAAAGGTGCACTATCCGCAATTAACGAGTTTGCAGCAACATTTAACTGGCGCAGCCTAGGAATTGACATCAACAATTTTATCAAAGGGATAAACTGGATGGGTATTTTAAAGACTTCCGCAAATGTAGTTGCAAATACATTTTTTGGATTGTTTGAAACTGCTTGGGCGGCTGTTTTTGGTGGACCCGATACAGAGTATACAGCTATCGCAGACAATCTGAACAAAGCACTTTCAAAGCTTAAAATCGAATGGCCAGCAATGGAACAGGAAGAAATTGAGAAATTTGAAAATGTTTCCATAATTGTCGATAAGTTCCTTGAACTGAATGAGAAGCTGAAAAAGAACGGAAGCCTATCCGAGACAGACATGTCACTATTTAAAACCTACTATGACCAAATTGTAGAGTATGCACCGCAAGCCGCAAAACTAATAGGTGAAGTGGGAACAGCTTATGAAGGCACAGATCAGGCTTTAAAAGCATTGATAGCAAGCCAAAAGAATGCGGCTATTGCAGAAGGCTTTAAAACTGCAATGTCAGACGCGGCTAAAGTTATGGCTGATTCAGCTATTGCTCTTAATGGTGCAGTAGATGAACTTGTAAGCAGTGTAATCACAAATAAGGACAGCGTGTTCTCGTACTGGAATCAGTTAATGGGCGGAAATGGCACAATGGCAGAAATGACAAAAACCATGGATAGCCTGTTCAAAAAAATGCGCGAAGGAAAATACGATGTCGATAGCTTGCAAGGATCAGAAGCAATTTTAGCTCATGCGATAGGCTTAACAAGCAACAGTCTGCAAGAGAAAATGCTAAACGTGGATAGGTTAACAACCACTTTGAACAAGTCAGAAACAGAGCTTGACAAAATGAGCGAAGCTTCAACCCGATACTCAGCCGAGATTGATACAGCAAGCATAAAGACAGAATCATTTGGCACCAACCTTGGAAAAATAAAATTCACAGGTGTTTGGAAATCTTTAAAAGATGAATTGAAAAATACGTTAGATGATGTAACAGAAACACTTAAACGTGATGATTTTACGTTAGGAATCAGCAATACCTTAACCGACATGTTCGATAAGGAATTTAAAGTGAATTTAAAGGCAGGATCACTTGATACCAGTGAGCTTACCCCAAAAGACAAGACAATCCAAGGTGCATCAGCAAATGTTGTGAGTGCTAAAAATGCACTTCCAGACTATGCAAAAAAACTTGATTTGGTAGCAAATTTGACAAGCAAACAAGATTCAATTGCCGATAGAGTGATCAGCGGTTTAACAGGTTGGATGACAGACTTCCAAAACAGAGTTCCGGAGAACAACCGTTGGTTTAGCGGTTTAACAGGTTGGATGACAGACTTCCAAAACAGAGTTCCGGAGAACAACCGTTGGTTTAGCGGTTTAACAGGTTGGATGACAGACTTCCAAAACAGAGTTCCGGAGAACAACCGTTGGTTTAGCGGTTTAACAGGTTGGATGACAGACTTCCAAAACAGAGTTCCGGAGAACAACCGTTGGTTTAGCGGTTTAACAGGTTGGATGACAGACTTCCAAAACAGAGTTCCGGAGAACAACCGTTGGTTTAGCGGACTGACAGGTTGGGTAACGTCATTGGGAGACTCAATTCCAATATCCGGAAAATGGTTCAGTGGAATCCTGGGATATGTAACAGCATTAGGAGATTCAATCCCTACATCTGGAAAATGGTTCAGTGGAATTTTAGGATATGTTAATCAGGTTCAGAAACAATCTGGAGTATCGCTAATTCTTTCAGGGATAACAGCATTTATTTCAAGCATAGTTTCAGGTACTAAAAAATCCACAGGCGGAGCCTTTTATGGTGGAAGATGGCATGATATACCACAGTTTAGCAGTGGAGGAGTTATTACAAAAGACTTCATGTCAAGCTTTAGCGCCATTCCGCGATATGCAGGTGGTACTGTAAATGCAGGTTCGATGTTTATTGCAGGAGAGGCTGGACCAGAACTTGTGGGACATGTAGGTGGCAGGACAGAGGTCTTAAACCAGTCACAACTTGCAAGTGTAATGCAGAGTGCCGTAGCGAGTGGAATGGAAGCAGTTATGGCACGTTACGGTGGAAATGGTGGAGGAAATGGAAATGTGACAGTTAATGTTGTTCTCCAGGGCGATGCAAAGAAGATCTTTGAGGTTGTCAAAAAGGAAAACAACAGCAGAGTCATACAGACAGGTAAGGCGCAACTTTTAACGTAAAGGAGGGAAGCAATGCAATGGATGGCCCAGTAAAAACCGTAATCATAAGTGGATTGAAGCTGAAAGTTAAAGATCTGACGGTAACAGATAACCTCATCTGGAGCCGCAATACGGGGCGAGTCGCGTCTGGTGATATGGAGGGTGACATCATAGCAAAGAAAATTAAGTTAAATATTACGCTAGCGCCTTTGGATGATAAAGAAGCAGTAGCTTTTGCTGCTGCAATAGAACCACCATTTTTTCCGATCACTTTCCGAAATCCGAAGTCTGGGAAAACAGAAACACTCAAATTTAATGTTGGAACACCGACATATCCAGTCTATTCGTATGCTGATGGACTGCCTAGATATGTTGGTGTTGCTGCAAATTTTATTGAAAAATGAGGTATCAAAATGAAGATGTCAAATAGAACACTGGTAAAGACAATCAATGGACTTTTATCGTTTAAAAACAATGGTGTAAGGAAGCCAATTAAGGCGATTTACGCAATCAACCGCAATATTGAAGCACTTGACAAAGCTGCGATTCCTTTCCAAGAATCAAGAAATGAATTGATTGAAAAGTACTGCGATAAAAAGAAAAATGGTGACATTGTGCCAAAAAAAGGAATGGAGCAAAACCTAGAATCAGAGTTGGGTGAATTACTGGATGGAATTGAAGTTGACATAGACATTTACAAGATTCCAATTAGTGTGGTTGAGAATATAGAAGCATCAGAGCTTGAATTTGAAGCGATTAACATGATGCTAGAGAAGAGCGAGGTGGAAAAAGCATGACATATGATTACACAGTGAAACAAGATGGACAGTTTTATAAGCCTGGTCAAGAAGTGCCAGATATGGGTACATTGGTATGTACGTCTGCGCAAGGCAATGTACGCAGTTATGAGGGACTTGCAAAAGATGTAGGCAAGCTTCCTATGTATGTTGCGACAGGCAGTTCTTTTCTGGCAAGTGATACTGGCGATTATTATAAATTTGAAGAGTCAACGCAGCTTTGGAACAAAATATAAATAGGAGGCGACAATGAAACCAGAGGATGTGCTTGGAATTGTAATCCAAAAGTTAAGAGATGGTGGCGTTACTGATGAACAGATCAGTAACGCAGTAGAGAAATATTATAATCGGCATCCATTAGAGACTGACAAGACATTAAGCGTTTCTGGTGGAGTTGCGGATGCAAAGGCGGTCGGAGATGAACTTGCTGGAAAAGTATCTGGTATAGGAATTGAGCTGTTTTACAACGAAGAAAAGCAATGTTTAGCTGTAAAGGTAGAGGGGTAAGGTGATGATATGGGACTTTGGACTGAATATAAAAAGAAAACAAAAGTAGAGTCATCAGACACCTTCCTTGTCTACGATATGCAGGATGGTGTACGACAAATCACGGGGGACAATGTTAGGATGTCATTCCGTGATTTTCCTGATATCACACTAGAAAAGCCAGATGTACCAGCTGAATCCAAAGCAGTTGGAGATAGACTAACAAAGATTGAATTAAAAAACAGTGAACAAGACACAACGTTAAAAACAAAGGCTGGCGGAAGTGGAATTGAGTTTTTTTACAATGCAGCTAAAGGCTGTTTAGCCGTAAAAGTCACAACTGAGTAAGGAGATTAATTGCATGGCTGAGACAAAAATATTGAATTTGGCAAGTTTCGAAGATGTCGAAACGTTGAAACAAACAACAAAATCGCAGGGCGAGGAAATAAGTCAGGTAAAGCAGGATTTAGGTAACTTTGAGAATCAAGGAATCCGTTCTTATAATACTGATTTTGTTTCTGCTGCTTTTCAATTTATTAATCCTGATAATTTTTCAAATGGTTATTATTATACAGAATCGGATTTAGTATCAAATGATGATTATTCTGCATATCCTCCATTAAAACTACGCATAGGAAAATATTATTGTTATGGAGATGTAGATAATTTCTGCTTTTTTAATGATGGAAATGCAGAAAGACGAAAAATTCCATCTTATAAAGGATATCTGCAAAAAACTGATCATTTTTTTGAATTAAATGTCGAAAAAGAAATAGTAGTATATCTTACCAGATATAAAACGTCTCCGATTATTATAGCAACAGAATCTATCGGAAGCGATAGTCAAAAATTACCGTCTTATGGGTATTTTGGTGAAAAAAAAATATTTGATTTTTCTATAGATGATATGGAAAATGATATAAAAAACCTAAAAGATAATACAATCGTTTTTGATTATCAATTTTTAAATTATGATGAAAAGACATCAAGTAGTGCATATTGGAGCGATTTGGATACTCATGATGTTGGATCTGAATATAGTTCCTATTTACCAGTTTCAATTCCTAAGGGAACATATTTTGTGCATAAAATATCTCCTAATTTTACTTTTATAAAAAACAGTGAATATACAAAACCATTAACAGAATATTCGGGCTTTTCAGGTAACGCAGATGATGGATTTATTGCTTTAGATTCTGATTGCGTAGTATATGCTACTTCATATAATTCAACCGATGCAAACAAAGCGTATATTTCCACATGTGAAATTAAAGAATATCATTATGGGAAATTTAATGAGCGTGAGTTAGACTTAAAATTAGTTGAGAATATTTCTAAAATTTATTACGTTGGTAAAAATAGAGAGTTCACAAAAATAAAAGATGCAGTTTCAGAAGCCATTAAAAGCAAAAATAGCATCATATATTTAGATACAGAAACGTTTGATTTAGTACAGGAATTTGGAATTGATTACTTGAATAATTATAAAGACAATGAGATGATAGGAATATTTTTGTCTAATGGCGTACATATTATTGGTTCTAGCGGATCTAAAATTGTATTCGACTACAATGGGACTAATACAAATATACATAATAAATTCGCACCTTTTAATGCAGGAGAAAATGGATTTATTTTAGAAAATGTAACGATAGAGTCAAAAAATTGTAGATATTCTGTACATGATGAAAGAGGGCATAGCGCAGATAGCTATTGCAATAAATATTTACGTTGTACTATGATTCACGATTCATCTAACTGTTCTTGGGGTGCTCATCAAGTGATAGGTGGTGGACTTGGACAATTTGGAGACATCTTAATCGAAGATGGCTACTATAAATCTGTTGGATGTGCCGACAATATATCTTATCACAATACTACTCTTACGGGTTCAAGCACAGCAAAATCAAAAGTTGTAATCCGGGGGGCTTACATAGATGGAACTACATTATGTGCCAATTACGGTACATCGGAAGAAATTTCTCAAATGTTTGTCTGTGGATGCTCACTAGGAGCACAACCAAAACTTGAAAGAGTGATAACTGAGGAAAGAGCAGACAACATGGAAGTCATTGCATGGGGAAATACTATAAGAAATTAGGTGTTTCAATACCCTCATTTGCTTATCTTTTGACTCATTCTGTGTAATTTAATTAAAATAAGGAGTACCGTGGGCAAAATGCCTGCGGTATTTTTTGTATACAAAAAATCCTTGGAGGAGGGAAATACTATGTATCAGGTGTCAGAAGCATTAGATAAAGTTATATCAGGCAGCGGAAGAACGTTCTACGCAAGGCTAAACGGAATATCAGATGGAATCCAAGAGATAGTGCAAACAAATTTTTCAACTCCTGATAGCTATTTTTATGTGGGTGGAGCTACAGCTTCCAAAATAGAAGTATCTATGTTTACAAAGTCGCAAGATTTTGTAAAAGGTACGGAAGTAAGACTTGAAATCGGAGCAACAGCTGATGGCACTATAGAATGGATACCAATGGGGTATTTTACAATAAAAGAGCAAAAAAAAGACCGAAATCTGCTTACTTTTACAGCATATGACAGGCTAGAGTCAAAGTTAGCTAAAGTATATAAAAGTAAGATCGTGAAGTATCCAGTAGAAAGCAAAGAATTTTTGGCTGATATAAGTGAACAGACAGGTGTCGAGTTTGACACAAGCAAATTATCTGATAGCCTGATGATAGATAAAATATTGACGGTTAACGACCAGTCGGGAGAAAAAACATACAAAGAGCCGTTTGACGGTTTTACGATGCAACAGGTGGTTGGATACATCGCACAACTCCATGGTACATTTGCTATATGCGATAGAAACGGAAAAGTAACGTTTAGATGGTATGAAGCGTTAACGACTGACTATCCAGGGAAAATAGGCGATACAGCAGGTAGCTATTTAAAAGACCAGAACCTATCGTTCATTTATAATACAATCGAATTTTTAAAAGAATCACACACGTATCTGATTAAGACCAATAGATATTTTGATGATCTGCTACAATCAGAAACGATGTGCCAAATTTCAGGCATCAGCTGTGATACAGAGAACAATCATTATGAATCAGGAACAAATATAAATACAAATTTAAGCAATCCAGTAATGACACAGGAATGGCTCGATAAAATCCTTGAAAAAATAAAGGATACGAGGTATTATCCAGTGTCATTTTCATTTATGGGAGATCCGAGACTTGACGTAGGTGATGTCGTTACAATAGTTGATGCTAAAAATAATCTTATAGATGTTCCAGTGATGCAGCACACTATTACATTTGATGGTGGCTTACTGTCGGAAGCGGCATCTTATGGATTTGAAGAAAAAGAGGTGAAAAGTCCATCTGAAATAGCGTTGCAACGAGTTAAAGATGACGTTCTTAGCCTTCAAGAAATTACGGCAAAAAAAGCCACATTCAATCAGCTAAACGCTGTAGATGCAAAGATCACCAACTTGCAGGCAAGCTCAATCACGGTAAATGATGCAAATATATTATTTGCCAGACTTGATAAAGCAAATATTCAGCAGGGTTGGATAACAAGTGTAATGATTGGTGATGCGCAAATTACCAATGCAAAAATTCAGGATATGTCTGCTGATAAAATAACAGCAGGCGTTATAGATGCCTCAGAGGTCTCTATCATCAATTTAGATGCTACCAGTATCACCACAGGCACTATTACTGGACTAGATGCATTTTTTAATAAAACCTTTAAGGTGATTAGCCCAACGTCTGATACAGAAGAATTTATAATTAGTGCAACATCAGAAAGCGTTATGATTGGTACAAGAATGAAATCTGGTGAATTATATCTGCACAAAGCAATGATAAGCATTGGCGATGAAGATTTGGCTATAACAACAAAAGGCTATTTACGTTTAACCGGTTCACGACACTTAAGCCTTACATCAGCGAATGATATAGTGTTATTTCCTGGTGTGTCAAATGATGATAAAAATGTATACATTAACGATGGCTCGACCAACAACGCAATATTGCATGTTGGAAACTTTGAAAATTTAATAACAACAGTTGAAAATTCCAGAAACTCAAAAAAATTGAGCGGAATGGAAATAGTTGATTCCTCAAAGAATATTTCGAACGCAATTCCGTGGATTGACCAGACTGGTGTGATGGAGATTGGAAAATATTTGGATTTTCACGAGTGGAACGCAGATAATACTGATTTTAGCGCTAGGCTGGAAGTTTTTGAAAAATCGTTAAGAATAACCGCAGGGATAACTACTGCGCTAGACCTTAATGGAGTTGGGAATGCATCATATATAAAATTTAGTGGAAATGGAACAACGCTAGGATGGATTGGCTTAAACAGGAAAGATGGATCACTGATGTTGTACGACAGCAGTGAAAAAGAATATCGCATATTAGACGAGACATCTATATCGTTTGGAACAGCAGAGCCGATTAGCAATGGAAGAAAAGGCGATATCTATGTTCAGACATCTGATAGTGGAAATGGATGGAAAAAAGCTATTGCAATTTATTATTATTCCAACTGAAATGATAGGGAACACCCTATCATTTCAAATTATTAAGATAAGAATCTTTTCTCTCACAAACAGATTGCTTTGCTTGCTGTATTGATTCTTCTAAATGTTTTAAGTCAGGCTCTATAAAAGCGTCTTTAACCTCGCCGCGTGCCTGCCGAATTAGAAAATTGTCGAGATATGCTTGAGCTGACGTTATACGGTCAGCAAGCGGCAATTTGTTCAATGCTGTAAGCATATCAAGCTGTGCGTGCCAATCAGAGCCAGTATCGCAAAAGACATTGTAATACAGACGTTTCAGATACGCAGCATCTTCATGCTTTAAGTATTCCTGCAGAGCGGACAGTGTCTCACTATCTTTTTTAGGGCGATAAATACGCTCGTATTTGTTAGGATCATAGATAGCCATAAGACATTTTTCTACATCGACACCACATCTGTCAAACCACTCTAGCAGCGCTGGGAAGTCTGGTGCACCAAGACCATTCTCCCAATTTTTAATCGTCCCTACACTCTTTCCGAGTGCTTTTGCCAAATCCATTTGCGACAATCCTGCGCTTTTGCGCGAATAAATAATGACTTTTACAAGCCGTTCAGTATCAGCTACTCGATTTCTCATGTCAAAAACCACCCTTCATATTCGTTCAAAATGTCATTTTTACAATAAATTGTACTTTAGCAAAAACAAAAAGTATAATTTATTGGCTACATCAAACAAAAGGTAAAGTCAAAGTTTTCTGGCACTTGAAAGTTTGGAAAATAGCCAAAAAACTTTGACTGAAAAAAATGTGAACAAAGTCAATACAATTGTAGTCACCAGTGCTATTATCTATACCATAGCAGAAAAGAGAAAGGAGGCTACTAATGATGACAGTTTACAACTGCAAAGTAACAGAGTCAATGGTTAATTTTGCCATTATTCATGGTAAATTACTAGACAATTTTACAACATTAGACTGCTTGGAGAGTGATTTTTGTTCAAACACCATCGAGACAAGCCGCCTGAGTGGAGTAAAGGATGAAATACCAATCGCTGTTGCAAAGGATAGAATAGGGGCTTTGAAGCGTCAGGATGAAGTGACAGTGATTGGAGAGTGGCGAAGCAAGAATTATTACACCAGTGACGGCAAAAGGCATGTACAGCAGTACTTTCTGGTCCGTGAAATCAAAGTAGAAAGTGGGGAACATCGAAACCAAATTACATTGACTGGGTATTTATGCAGCAAACCGATATATCGCACAACACCATTAAAAAAGGAGTTATGTGAGCTTATAGTTGCTGTAAATCGTCCATATGGCAAGAGCGATTATTTACATTGTATTGCTTGGAACCAACTCGCTCGAAAGGCATCAAATTTAAAGGTTGGGGACAAAATTAGACTGTCTGGAAGAATCCAGAGCAGAACTTATATCAAAAGAGAACATGAAACAGAAATGGTTAAAGTTGCATACGAAATTTCTGTGGATGCATTTGCAAAGGAAAGGTGATTATATGTGTGATGTGGTTAGACGTTTTTTAGATAGTATTGCAGAGCTAAAAGGCAACGAATATGTAAAAAGAGCGATTGCATATATATCCACGTTTATTCCGGAAGGAAAACGTAACGAAATGGAATTGCTTGATTTCTTATATCAGTTAACAAGCAGAGACGATGTAAAGGAATATCGCTGTGAGCTGATCGCGCAGACAATGACGAGAGAATAGAAGAAAGAGAGGACAATGAATGGTAGAAAGCAGAACTGAAAAGGAGATTGATGCAGATGTTGAAGAAGCAATGAAACGGTATTATATGAAGAAGATAAAAGAAAAGTTAAAAACAGAAGACAGGCTTTCAAAGCTGAAGATCGTTTATTACATCTTAGTTAGAGAATAAAGGAACGGGAACCCGTGATTAGGTTCCCGTTCTTCTTATTTTTCTGCGTTTTTAATTTTTACATTATGCAGCGCATCTTTAGATTGCTCTAAAAGTTTAGAACCATTTTTCCATGCATAAGATATCTCGATAGACTCGTCCCAACCGCTAAATGAAGAATCAAACGTATCAGCTATTTCATCATGAACGGAAATAATATAATTATCATTTTCCCAAATCAAATATTGCATATCCGTGTTATTTGAACTCTTTTCGATTGTATAATTTTGTGAAGGCTCCCCACATACTTTTCTGAACTTTTCTGCAAATTCTGCAAGTGTTCCTAACGAACCTTCAACTCTATAATTAACTCCATAAAGAAGCGCTTTTTCACTGTCGTAATCAATATATCCATCGTCTGTGGTTTCGAAGACAAAATACATAACAAGATCAATTAGATCGTGGCCTTCAAACTCAAAACTGTAGTTCGAATCACGTAACAAAAGTTTATTTGATGAAGCACGTAAAGTAACTTTACTAGAAGAGTCACTAGTAACTTTGTTGAATCCCTTGATAATACTATCTGGACTCATTTCTTCATATGTTATTCCGCTTAGCTCTAAATCAGGAAGCATCTGCTTTACAGAAGCAAAATCAGCTCCCCAAGGAATGTTATCGAATGATATCTCCCAACTTTGAGAATCGTCGCTTGTGCCTGACGTGATTTCACTTTCTGCTGAGATAGTACAGTCCTGTGAATTAGCCTTTGCAGTTGAGTCACCAGAACACGCTGACAGCATAAATGTTTGCAAAGCGATACACCCACATAAAGTTGTAAATATAATCTGTTTCTTCATATTTCAATCTCCTTTAACGATTTGGATTAAGATTATATAAACAGTATAGACAACAGCAGAAAAAATATCAACAAGAAGATACATATTTTGCAATAAAACAAGCAATGGGCATCCATTTCTGGATGCCCACCATTTGGCTTACTCAGGATTGCTTTTCACTTTTGGTGCCTGGTGGAAAGATGATATCTTTTCCTGCAAGAAGAGTATCAAGCACTTGTTCCAATTTCTCCCAGTCTGAATCCTTCATTTGCGCAAGATAAAGGATTAGACGTTTTTTGAAATTTTCATCGCCTGTTATTGCAAGCGTGCTAAGAAATGACTCAATCTCTTCTGATGGTGTAATGTCATTAAACATATTGCCTTCTCCAGTAAGGAGCCAAGTTTCATTGACAGCATATTCCTTGCAAATGTTTGTGATAACAGGATTTGAAGGAACAATTCTTCCACTTTCATATTGAGCTATCGTATTACGCGCAACACCAATTTTAGAGCCAAATTCCTCTTGCGTCATTCCAAGCTCCTGCCTTAATAATTTAAATCTTGTTTTCATTGCATTTTTCGCCTCCTTTCACTTTGCATTGTACCACATAACAATAAAGAAGTCAAATAAAAAAGTCTGTAAAACAACAAAAAATATAACAAAAACAACAAAAAAAGTCTTGACAATGTAATGTTAAAGACGTATACTGTTCTCAGAAACAACAAAAAGCACATTGAAAACTAAACAGAAAGGAGTCGAAACATGGAACTCTTGAGAATTAACTACGAGTCAGAGCAGCCGACTGTATCGGCAAGAGAACTACATGAGGGATTGGGTATCAATACAAAGTTTTCTACATGGTTTCCACGTATGTGTGAATATGGTTTTGAGCCAGAAAGAGATTTCAAAAAGTGCTACCCAAATTTGGGTAGCGGTTCCAATGGAGGTCAAAATGCAACTGACTATCAAATCTCCATCGACATGGCAAAGCAGATCTGTATGATTCAGCGCACTGACAAGGGCAAGCAGTACCGCCAGTACTTCATTGATCTCGAAAAGGCATGGAATACACCAGAACAGGTGATGGCAAGAGCCTTAAAGATTGCCAACAACGAGATTGATAAGCTCAAGGCAGAGAACAAGGTACTGATTGCAGACACAGAACGCATGAAGCCTAAAGAAATCTTTGCGGATGCAGTGGAGTCTAGCAGGACCTCAATTCTGATCGGAGATATGGCAAAACTGATTTGCCAGAATGGTCACGAGATCGGGCAGAACAGACTCTTTGAGTGGATGCGCCAAAATGACTATCTTATTAAAAGTGGCGGCAGTAAAAATATGCCGACACAGAAGGCGATGGAACAGAAACTCTTTGAAGTTAAGGAACGTACCGTTGTGAATCCGGACGGAAGTGTCAGAATCACAAGAACAACGCTTGTAACTGGAAAAGGACAAATCCATTTTATCAACAAGTTCGCCAGGATGAAGGCAGAAATGATAGCAGAAATTACATAAGAGAGGAACAAACAATGTTTGACATTAACAAGTTTGTAGTACTTAAAGATTGCATGTACTACGAGGGAATGCATAAGTATTACATATTCCAGTTTGATAGTGCATACACACTACTTGCTGACACAAACAGAGCAATCTTGTACAGAGCAGAAAGCTTTGCTGACATGATTAGCTACGTTGAAAGAACGGAAACATGTAGAAAGGAGGTGCAGGCGTGATGACAGATAAAAAGGAAAAGCCTAAGACATACCGTTTTTTGACAGAGCAGAAAAAGCGCACTTTGAAGAAGTTGAGCGAAGTGACAAATAGCTGCTCCAGTATCCAGAATAACTATTTGCTTGGCTGGATCGAAAACACGGTCACAACATCGTAAGCAAAAAAGAAAAGCTGCAAATACAAATTAAGAGAGGTGATAAAAGATGTTCTGGATGACTAAAAAGATGCCAGATAAGACCGCAGGCTATCTGCTGTGTACAATTAGATGGGGTGAGACTAGACTTACCCATGAGTATTATTGGGGACCAGACCCAAAGAACAGATTTAGATGGTGGGTTTCGAAAGAAGCTTGCCAGGCAAATTTGCCGGACGGTGGATTTGAAGATTCAGGCTATGAAATCGTGGCTTGGGCTAGAATGCCTGAGCCATACAGAAAGGAAATGTATGAATCTAAGAGAAATAATATTGCCGCGTTTGAGCGGAGAAATGAGCAAAGACACGGAGCTGCTGAAAGAAACAGCAAAGCAGGGCGACATTGTTGTGCTGAATGTAAAAATGCCAGATGGAACACCAACAACAGTAAGCGCGGCGATTAAAGCAAAGTACCCACACGTGGTACATATGCAGTATCAAACCGCAAAGGGATATACCGTAAACACATCGTTTGCTTGGAAGAAGCTGTTAATGATAATGCTCAATCCAAACAACATTGAAGACAACGAAGAAGGAGAGTGATCAACAATTTTTATTTACCATGGGGAAAGCAAAAAACAATTGCTTGAAACAGCAACACGGCTGCTTCCATGTTTAACAGAAGAACAGCTTGCCTACATTATTGGAATGGAGCAGGCAGAGGAATATAAAGAAAAGGAAGGAGCGAAAGAAAATGATAAATCTGTACTTTGATGCGGAGTTTACAGGGTTGCATAAAGACACAACCCTAATAAGTATTGGAATTGTATCTGCAAGCGGTGAATCCTTTTACGCAGAACTTAATGATTTTGCAGATTATCAGATCTCACCTTGGATTGAGGAAAACGTATTGTCAAATACAGTGGTAAAGGGCGAGAACAAGGAGCTTGCAGAGCTGCTAGACAAGGAAAATACCGTATTTGTGGTTGGCAGCAAATATGAGGTACGAGAATCACTTCTTGAATGGCTTAAGCATTTTGAGAGTGATATTCAATTTGTGTCAGATGTATCTCATTACCATTTTGTTTTACTGGTTGATCTTCTGGCAAGTTCCGCATTGGAGCTTCCTAATTACATATCAGCAAGTTGCCACGACATCAATCAGGATATTGCAAGGGTGCTAAGAATTTCTGAAAAGGAAGCGTTTGATTTATCACGCGAACAACTCTTAACAAAGCTTGGAAAGCCACTTCCCAAAGGAGTAAAGCACAATGCGTTGTATGATGCCAAGATCATTCAGGCGATTTATCGCCAGTTACAGTAAGCCTATGAAGTTAACAGAGGAGCAGCGGTTAGAACTGATTGGGCATATCTATAGAAGAGTGGATGCAATAGCGCCAAGGACTGGAAGGACGGCAACAGAAATTAAAAGAGCTAGGCAGAAAGCCATGAAAGGGTTGATCCAAAGCTTTTCAGATGAATTTGGCGTAAGGGCAGAGCACTTATGGAAACAAAATGAAACATTGAAATTTAAAGGATGCAGCTTGTATGACTTGCACGAGTTCATAGATTGCTACAATCCACCAGAGAAGAAAAGAAAGGAGAGAGCGAATGGTTGTAGTGAACAGCGGAGAAAGTTACCTCGGCGCAGAAATCCGCGAATGGTGCAGCCACTCAAAAGAGCAGGATGCAGCAGTAGTAAATGCAAAATACTATAGCGGTTTCAGAGAGCCGAATGATGGAGCGTTCTACTTTGTTGAGAAAGACGGAGAAAACATTTCAAAATATAGAGTTGTACGTGATTTAGTCAAGTCACCACGACTATAAGAAAGGAGACAGACATGAGCAAAGAACTTGAAGCTGCAAGAGCATTGGTAAAAATGCTTGAAGAAAGAGAGCAGAACAACAAGGTTAAACTAGAAAGTTTAAAAGCTGGAGAAACATTTTGCATTGGAGAGAATGATTATATTGTCCTCGAACAGCACGAAGGAAAAACCAAGGTTATCTCGAAGAATTTTATAGCAGAAGACAGAGAATTTGCAAATGATACAGCGGATTACAAAACATCTGGACTTAGAAAATACATCGAAGCTGAAATCCAGCCAACTATTGAAAATGAAGTCGGAGCAGAGAATCTTGTGGAACACAGAGTTAGCCTTGAGACAGTAGATGGTCAGAACGACTACGGAGAGTTAACATGCAAGGTCCGCCCGATTACCTTTGACGAGGCCAGAAAGTATAACAACTTGATTGTTAATAACGATTTGGATGATTGGTGGTGGACTTGTACAGCATGGACTAGTCCAAACCGTGAATACAATCGTTTAAAGACCGTTGTTCTTCCGTCCGGCTTCATCTACAACGTTTGCGGCGGCAGCCTCGGTGTTCGCCCAGTTTGTATCTTAAAATCTAACATCTTTGTATCGAAAGGAGAGTAAATGGCTGAATTGACATTAGAAGAACTGCAACAACAGTTCAATGATCTAAAGAAAAGAGTAAGCATCTTAGAAGGTAATTCAAAAAGAAAAATTCATGTTGAGCCTAAAGCAGGTAATCAGTTCAAGCTTGCAGGGCTAAAATGGAAAATCATTGATGTTCTTGATTTGGGCTGTATGTGCCTTGCAGAAAGATCAGAGTTGACGAGATTTGATCCAGACACAAATGACTGGAGAATCAGTGAACTGCGTCGGCATCTGAATAGTGATCTCCTTGAAAAAATAGAAAATGAAATTGGAGAGGAGAATGTTATTAAATTTGAGAGGGATTTACTGTCTGTTGATGGACAGAATCAATACAGAGCATGTAAAGACAAGGTTTCGCTGCTTACTCTTGACGAGTACAGAAAATACAGAAGTCTGATCCCAAACGAAGAGTATTACTGGTGGTTACTTACTCCATGGAGTACGCCGTGCAACGAATATTATAAATGGACTACCGTTGTTCTTCCGTCCGGCATCATCCGCTACAACGGTTGCTACGGCAGCTACGGTGTTCGCCCAGTTTGTATCTTTTCCCCTTTAATCTTTGAATCTAAGGAGAAGTAATTAAGTGGCAGAAGAACTCAGAGTTATTCTTAAAGCAAAAGAGCTAGCAAAGCATACTTTAATAATAACTTCTAATTGTAACCGTTATCCGAAAAAATATAGGTTCTCACTCGTAGATAAAATGCAAAATAAAGCACTTGAGATTTATGAGCATTTATATGAAGCAAACCGAACAGACTTGAGACTTTATCCTAAAGAGCGATCAGAACTCCAGACAAAAGCAATAACAAAATGTGATGAGTTATTGTTCTATATTGAATTGTCAATGGAATTGAACATCATCAACAATAAAAGTACAGAATATTGGTCAAAGATGGTTTCAGATATAAAGCATATGGCAATTGCCTGGAGGACTAAAGACAAAGAAAGATAATAATATTAGGTTATTTGCTGTTAAGACCGTTGTTCTTCCGTCCGGCAACATCAACAACAACAATTGCAACAACAGCAACGGTGTTCGCCCATTCTGTGTCAAACAGGCCGTCAGAGTAGGCATTAAGCCGAAATCAGCAAAAGATACAAAAAAGCAAATGACCTTTCCGAAGAGGATAAATACAAAGGAATTTTTACTATGGATAAAGATCTTATATGCGATTTTCAAAATTTATACAAAGCATACCGAAAAACGAAATCTGGTAAGAAATTTAATGGAAGTTGTGCGAGATTTCAAACAATGAGTCTTGAAGGACTTCACATATTGAAAGAACAGCTTGAGAATCAGACGTACAGTATGAACCCGTATAACAAATTCAAAATATATGAGCCAAAGGAGCGAGAAATCAAGTCCTGTGCTTTTAAGGACAAAGTGGTTCAGAATTGTCTGTGTTATACCGTTCTTAGACCAAGGTTGCAGTCTCAATTTATTCGTACCAATTATGCAGGTCAAATAGATAAAGGCACTCATTTTGGAATGGATTGTCTGAAAGAGCAGATGTTAAGCTTTTACGAAGAACATGGAACAAATGGATGGATTTTAAAGTGCGATATACGAAAATTCTTTTACACCATAGAGCATAATCCAGTGAAGGATATAGTAGATTATTATTTCTACGATGAATATACAGTATGGTTAAATCATTTGTTCATTGATAGCGTTGAAAGCCCAGGTCTTCCACTCGGAAATCCTGTTGCACTAATGTATGCGCTTCTTATGCTTGATGGACTTGACCATTTTGTAACTGGTGAGCTTGGAATAGATAAATATGGGCGCTATTCAGATGACTTTTATTTGATATGTTCAAGCAGAAGTTACGCAAAGTGGTGCAAAGAAGCCATAGAAGTTTTTGTTAGCACCCTCGATCTATCGCTAAATGGGAAGACACAAATAGTTCCATTTCGTAAGGGAATTTCGTTTTTGGGATTCCATCATTATGTAACAGAAGACGGAAAGTACATCAGGAAAATAAAAGGCGAAAATAAGCGTAAAATCAAGAAGAAATTGAGTAATTGGGCAAAAGCTGTGAAGGCAGGGAAGATGACGTTAACAGAGTTTTATACAAAATATAACGCATGGAAAAATCATGCACTTCACGGGAATTGCAAGAAATTATGCCATTCTATGGACCTTTACGTAGAAGAATTGTTGAAAGGAGTGAGCCAATGAATTATGTAAAAGCCCGATACGAGGGCAGTAAAAGAAGCTATTGCTTTGCAGCAGAGGAAGATTTAAAGCCAGGAGACGAAGCAGTAACTCCAAACGGCACAAAAGTCACAGTAGTAGACGAGCCAGTAGACCTTTCATGGGTAGAAGCTTATGGAAGAAGCAATATTAAGGTAATCAAAAGAGCACCAGAGATTAGCGAAGCAGAGTGCTGCAACAATAAGGCAAAAACAAAATAAGGAGGATAATATGAGCACTAGATTTACAATTAAGGCCGGATTAGCTTTTAATGCCGTTCTTGTCGAGGACGAAAAGACAGGTGAGATGGGCGTGGGAGTTTATAAAAATAGTGTTGACGATATCAGTTTTTTGTCAGCATTAAGTAAAGCGTCAGATGAGCTACTGAAAAAATTGGAAAAAAGAAAACAAGATGAAGATCTGGAAACTGTGCACGAGCAGGGAAAGGAACCAGAAGAGAAAAAGGAAGAGCAGCCGATATACTACAGTGGAGCTGTTGAGGTTGCAAAAGGTGATAACGTGCTTTTCCCAACAGGGTTAAAGTTTAAAGTGACGCAAGGCAAAATAGAATATATTACAGGCAATTTAATGAACGACATTTCTGCATACCTTATATTTTGCAATAACACATTCAAATCATTTGATGATTTGAGCAAGTTTTTTGACAAGATGCACATTGAGATTAAGGAGGGCGAGGAATAATGGCAGCGGCTAAAGCAGAAGCGTTAAGTACAGGAAATCAGCAGGCCAGTTTAATTGTAAATAATGGCCTTATTGATGGGCTTGTACGCCAATTAAAAGAGAAAGAGAACTTTGGCTTGGCATTTCCAAAAGACTACAACGTAGCAAATGCATTAACTGGAGCGTATCTGATATTAAAAGAGACCGTTGATAAAGATAAACGTCCGGTTCTTGAAAGCTGCTCACAGGCTAGTATTGTAAATTCACTTATGGAAATGGCCACATTGGCACTCAATGTCAACAAAAAGCAGGGATATTTTATCGCCTACGGTGGAAAGTGCCAATTCCAGAAATCTTACTTCGGAAATATTACGTTGGCAAAACGTAACGGCTTAAAGAAGATCAGCGCAGAGATCATCTATGAGGGCGATACATTTAAATATCACATTGTTAATGGCGAGAAAGTTATTGATGAACACACACAGGACTTCATGAACATTGATAATGACAAGATAAAAGGTGCTTATGCTGTCGGAACAATGATAGATGGAAGCCAGATAGTAGAGATCATGAATATTAACCAGTTGAAGAAAGCATGGAATCAGCGAATGGGCGGATTAAAAGAGGATGCTGCCAGTACACACACAAAATTTAAAGATCAGATGTCAAAGAAAACTGTAATCAACCGTTTGTGCAAAATGATCGCAAATACGAGTACAGATGGTAATATTTCTGAGATATCCGACAGACTTGATCAGTTTGAGGACATTTCTCCAATTGAAATTGAGCAGGAAAATGTTGCATATGAAATTAAAAATGAAGCAAATTCAGAAACATTTGTTGAGCCTGTAACTGGAAATCGAGAGTTAAAAGCTGATGCAGACGGTCAGCAGGAACTTCCGGCGTTTATGCAGTAGGGAGATAGCCTATGGACGAAATTAAATGGAGAATAGAAGGGATTTTCAAAGCCAATGCCGCAAAGTGCCTGGATGAAATTGGAAGAGATACAGAGATAACGCCAGAACAAGTGCTTGAGAAAGCAAGAGACGAACAGTCAGAGCTTCATAAGTGCTTTGAATGGAACGATAGCATAGCGGCAGAGAAATATCGCTTGCAGCAGGCAAGACAGCTTATCCAGTTCTTTGTAGTTGTCCCAAAGCAGGACAACAAACCGCCTATCAGGCACTTCCAGATCACAAGTCAGAGAAATGTGTATATGCCGACAACGCATTTTGCAACACAACCTGACGAGTATCGGAAGTTGCTACAGAGAGCTTACGCAGAGCTGAGAAGCTTTCAAAATCGGTATAAGTCGCTTTCTGAGTTAGAGAGTGTCTTTGAAGAAATTGACAAGATAGCCGTCTAAACAGTTTCAATGCTTAATTCGAGTGTTCTATGGATGGTGTAACGGTATGCACCATCCGAGAAAAGAAATGGCTCATATGCCAAAAACATAACAGCACGGGATAGAACATAACACGACACAGCATAATAGCACACAACATTACATCATTCATAGAGCATTCGAGTTAAGCAAATTTTATGGGCTAGCACGAGGTGGTAAGTAAACCTCAATAAGATAAAAACATTATATCAAACAACAAAACAGCACAATACATCGTAGAACAAAACACTACAGGACAAAGCAAAACAGATTATTTACCGCTTCATGCTAGCTCATAAATCAGAACACTAAACGTCAGAATAATATAGAAAAAAGCAGAACATAACGCAAAAAAACAAAAGGTATCCATTCTGTATGTGGCATAAGCAAGATGCCACAACACAAAGCACAGGATAGTTCAAAATAACGCAGAACACAACAGCACACATAACTATACACAGTTTATGTCACGTACCGAGTGGATACCAACAAAACAAACTGGTAGCATTTGCAGGCAGCATGAGTTGCCAATCATCACAAAACAAGACAGCACATAACAGAACACGACATGACATAACACAACATCACACGACATCGCATTTCATGTTGTCTGCAAGTGTTACCAGAACACTTGAAGCTTCCGTTTGAGACGCGGCATGAGCCGCAGAAAATAACATATGACAGTACAGCATATCACACAGCAGCACAAAATAGCACATAACATTGCATCACAACGTTCATGACGCGCCTCGAGCGAAAGCTTAGACCAAAACAAAAAAGGAGAACACAAATTATGACAAAGAAGGAAGAAACACAGGTCATCGAATTAAAGCCGTTAAGTATCAAGCAGGCAAGAATTACTATTGCAGGTGATGGAGATTTGGTACTCAATAAAATGAATGATTGCAGTGCCAGAAAACTGACTGATGAGAGAAAGAATAAGGCTAAGGACACAGCGGCTACAAATGTATGGGAAGAAGTGATCACCGCCATGCACTGGTATGGTGGAAAGCCTACAGACTTCACAGAGGAAGGTTTGAGAGAAGCACTGGCCAACAATGCACCGTGCATTACGGCATTTGGCTTGAAAAAGTCATTTGGACAGGCTGTTGTACAGAATAAGATTGACACTTACGCAACAAAATTTAATGCTGCTGTAAATGTCATTGCGAAGGGCAATCTAGTTCCAATCAAGTTTGCAGAGCATTTTATTGATGAAAAGCTTATGTCACCAAAGAAGGGTGCTCCGGTACTTGTACGACTGAATAGATTCAGCGGATGGAGCGCAACATTCACCATCCAGTATACAGAAAACGCGTATTCCTTGGAACAGATCTTAAACATTATTCGTCTTGCAGGTTTCGGAAACGGAATTGGAAGTGGAAGAACTAGCGGTTACGGTCGTTACCACATTGAAAGCGTGGAGGGATGAACGTAAGAGAGGAGTTTTTTAGATGATTCTAACATGCTTAGCCAGCGGCAGTTCTGGCAATTGTTATGCTTTAAAGGATAGTAAAGGCAAGATACTTCTTCTTGATGCAGGAATCCCGATCATGAAGATCAAAAAGGGATGCAGTTGGAAGGTATCTGATATTGTTGGATGCGTTGTCACACATAAACACAGAGATCACTCGGAAGCAGTCAGTGATCTGGAAGAAATGGGAATCCCAGTCTACAAACCTTACGAAGATAACTCCTATATCGGTGGCTATGGCGAATTTAGAATTGTATCAGTTCCGATGAATGATGCGCATGGACACTTCAAGCATACCGATGCAGACGGTACAGAGTGTCCGTGCTATGGATTCATCATCGAGCACCAAGAGATGGGGCGAATGCTCTACATTACTGATACAGAGTTTGTAAGGTGGCGATTTAAGGATATCGACCATATATTAGTGTCTTGCAATTACCAAAAGAAGTACATTTCAGAGGACGTCACTGGTAAACGATTGCATGTCATTAAGGGGCATATGGAGCTAGAAACGTGTGCAGGCTTCATAGAAGCTAACACAACAGACGCACTCCAGAACGTCATTATTTGCCATTTAAGCGCAAATAATGCAGCACCGGAGGAAATGGTCACAAGAATAAAAAAAGTCGCAGGAATGGCAAATGTGGACGTTGCAGAAGCAGGTAAGACCTGGCAATTGTTTAATTGTGAAACTTGTCCGTTCCTGTAAGAAAGGAAAGCAAATGAGCAATAAAGAAGTCTTGAAGATATTAAAGAAGAAACTTGATACTTGCACCAGAGCAACTGAGCAAGCCTTGAAGAAAAAGGACTACAAGGCAGCTGAAAAATCAATGAGAACCGCGTTTGTATTCATGAAGGCACATAGCGCTCTTAAAAAGCAGATTCCGCAAAAACCGGTTATTCTAGCAGACAAGAACGCATGTAGCTGTTCTGTATGTGGAAACATCATAAATGATTGCCTTGCTTCCTATTGTTCAAAATGTGGACAGAAGATTGACTGGGAGGATTGTTAAATGTCTATTGCAAAAAGTGATGAAATCAAAAACCTTTTGGTTAGCAATAGTGAATTGATGGTTACGACAGCATATCCACATACCTATTGCCGTGTAGTACCCCTACAAACGGCATGTGAAATAGTCAACAACATTCTCGAAAACAGAGACATGCATAAAACAATTGCAGAAGAACCAGTCATCTGTGCATCAAGCGAAAATGTATACGAATGGTATTGCCCGACATGTGGCACACGGTACGAATCAGAAGCAGGGGTTTGCGTACACTGTCCATACTGCGGACAGAAGATAGATTGGAGTAATTATGATTTTGAATGAAATTTTAAAGCTTATGAAATGCTTTCCTGGTAGCAGTATCAACAGCGATGGATACTTGCTGTTAAACAAGCAACGTTCTGGCTTTTCTATAGCTGACATTGAGAGTGAAGAAGACCTTAAATGTAAGTTGCTTGAATCTGTGTCAAGAGACGCTTGCAAAACAATGGTTTATCAGCAGCACGTAAGGAATGTAAGATTTTGGAATATAACCCGAAAGAGTATAAACCAGTATTTACAGACAAATTTTTCTGACGATGACATGCTTGATATATACCAGTACTTAGGCAACGGCATCAGGCACAAGCTCACTAAAGAGTTTGTAGAAGGTGGATATGATCTAAAACTGATAAAGGAGGCACAAGATGAACGAGATTGAGGTCGGAACTTCTGTCTATCACGTAGATGAATACCGATTAACCAACTATGAGTTAAAACAAAAGGGATTCGAAGGGTTCGACAACTACGGACTTGAAGTTGTTGAATCGGTTGTTATAGCCGTGACAGACACACATTTTGATGCGATAACTGAAAAACGTGACATCGGAAGCAATACGAATAATATACATCATTGGGAGAGATTAGCGCTTGGAAGGGCAGTATTTCTAAGCAAAGAAGAAGCTGCGGAAGAAGCTGATAACCGTGCGCACAATATCCAGTTAGGATATCACTGCTCAAAATTTAGCCAGCGCCCAATGTATAAGAATTGGCTACACTGGCAAGATACAGCTAAGGCAAAGGCACCTAAAAAACAAACAGGTCATAGATCAAACTTTGTCGCGAAAAAAACTACACTTCCAGAGGAGCTTTACATTGCCTGGAGGGACGGAAAGTTAACCGGACCAGAAGGTGCAAAGAAGATAGGTGTTTGTGTCACGACTTTTGAAAGATATGCAAGAGAAGAACTTGCGAAGAGAGGTGATAGGCATACCATCAAGACTGGTAATAAAGTGCCTCCAAAGCCTTTGCCACCAATGTTTGATGATTGTTTTGAACAATGGAAACTTGGTTTACTCTCAGATGAAAAAGCAGCTAGACAATGTGGGATATCACATACAACATTCCGCAAGTATGCAAATATCCGTCTGAAAGAGATTGGAGAGCAGAGGAAGGGAATCCAGAGAGGAGTGATTCTTCCGCCAAACTTTACAGACGTGTATCTGGAATGGGAACAAGGAGACATTGGATGCAGCGAAGCCGCAAAGAAATGTGGTCTTGAATATTACACATTCAGATACTATGCAGAGAAAAGATACAATGAAAGGATGGACGCAGGAGTGTTCCAGTATTAAAAGAAAGAAGGATTTCAAAGTGAAGAAAAATCGGCAAGTCTTACTGGATGAAAAGTTAATTGTGCCTACGCTTGCTTTTGAACATAACATGACAGAAAAAGAAAGAAAAGATTTTCTCAAAGCCATGCGAGCAATGTTCAAATTGAAGATTAAGCAGGAAATAAGACCAGAGGAAGAACTTATGTATACTCTTACAAGGCAGAGGGAACTAGGCAGAAGAAAGAAAAGAATAAAACTTTAAAGAAAAGAGGCTTAGTATGAACAAAGTAATTTTAATCGGAAGATTAACCAAAGACCCAGAAGTGCGTTATACACAGGGTCAGGAGACAATGGCGGTAGCCAGATATACACTGGCTGTAGACAGAAACCGTAAGCAGGATAACGGTCAGAATGCAGACTTCATCAACTGCATTAGCTTTAAAAAAAATGCAGAGTTTGCCGAGAAATTTTTGCACAAAGGAACAAAGATTGCTGTTACTGGACGCATCCAGACAGGTAGCTACACAAATAAGGATGGACAGAAGGTGTACACAACGGATGTAGTTGTGGATGAGCAGGAGTTCGTGGAAAGCAAGAAGAATACGCAGCCAGCTCCAGAACCGGCACCTGCAGGCGGATATGAAGGTTTTATGAATATTCCGGATAATGTGGAAGACGAAGGACTACCGTTTAACTAAAAAAGAAGGGAGAGGTTTGAGATGATTATTGTAAGACAGGATAGAAACGCCTTTTACAACTGGGACAATGTAATTGACATTTACATTAACGGACTTTCAAGAACAGAAATATTATTAAAACACGTTAAAGGCTCAAACGAGTCGACTGATTACCCAATTGGCAAATATAAGAACGAAGAAAATGCCAAGGCTGCATTCAAGAGACTTGTAGAGAACATTTCAAAAGAGATTCCACTTGTTACTGTGCGAACCGATGAAGAAATTGAGAAAAGCATTCACCAGGAGGACGGAAATAGCAATTGAAGAAATATTTGAAAGAAATTAAAGAAGAAGCTGCACTTTGTCAAAAGTACATAGATGAGTGCAATATATTTGCACCTAAAAGTGAGTGTGAAAAACTTGCCTTGAAGATTGCTTCTAGCTGCGAACAGACTTTATCGGCACTTGCTGATGAAATCAAGAAAAATGATTGGATTTCAGTCGAAGAAGCAATGCCAGAAGAACACGACAGTATATTCGCAAAGTTCAAAGGGACTGACAAGTGGAGCAATTCGTTTTGGGAAAAAAATTCAAATACCGTTTTAGTGGTACTAGTCAATAACCTTGATGAAGATAATTTTGTAGTTGGAACAGGTAAAACCATTAACGGTGAGTGGACGACAGTACCAATGCTACTTAAAGGCAGAATGCATGTTGCTTACTGGATGCCGTTTCCAAAATTTGAACCGAAGGAGGCTAAGGGTGAACAAGAGTGATTTATTAAAAATTTTTAGTGGATTAGCGGAGGTATAAAAATGTCAATGGTATCAAGCTACGGATTAAAGGATAAGAAGTGCATTTCGGTAAATATTTATAGCACTGACGCAGCTGTAGTTCTTCGTGACTTCCTTATCAGGGTGGCTAGCAGCAGGTTGGAAAAAAGAAAATTCAGCGAAGCAGAAGTGGCACTCCACGATGCAAACGAGCTTACAGTAGCCATGGAAGAAGCCTTCGAGGAAGAATCCAATGGATAAAGAAGGATGGTGCAGACCTAAAGTATGGCGCCAGTATGTATTTGGCGGCGATCAATGTTGGATAAGTTGTTTGCCGCAGCAAAAATGGCAGTTTAAACGTGAGGAAGGAGGTAAAGTTATTACCATTTTTAGTGAAAAGCGTCATATCAACTTTAAAATAGCAGAAGAAGAATTTAAAGCGCGTTGGTTAGAAATTGAGGTGAAAGGGAAATATGATAAATTTACCGCAGAATGATTATCTCAATGTTGAAAAGAATGGAATCACATATTCCTGTTGCACGCTTCGCCAGAAGGTGCGCCACACAATCGGACTTGATTATGCCACACGGAGAACGCTTTATAAACGCAATGGAAAGATGCATTTCAAGCCCACCAGAAATTACTTCAATGGCAAAGATGAGGAACTTGAAAAGCTTGTTGATGCAGGTTACATGGAAAGCAGAAGATGTGGAATAACAAAGGAAAGCACCACATACTTCTTCACAAACGAGGGGCTTGATTGGCTAGAAGAACAGTTGCATATCACAATCAGGAGGCGAAAATGATAGAAATATATAAAAATCTATTTATAGATCACCATTGCTTTTTTGTAAAACTCGGGCGTAGACCCAAGCCATGCAAAAGTGAGCCGAGTGCAAGTATTGGATTTATTGTAGAACAGCAAGATGGCAAATGGACATGTGGAGCAGGCCGTTATTACGATGATACGATCAAGCACGATATGGTTCTGATTGCAAAGAGCGAGGAAATTATTGAACAGGCTATCATTAGTGCCGTACTCAATGCGTATAGAGAAAGTTCTGGATATGACCTGGGTTCAGAAAGTAAGGAAGGTGCAGCCAAATGAATAAAAGACAGAGAAAGAAGCAGTTTAAGAAACTTTATGGCATGAATCCAAAGCAGTATCAGCAGGCTATGCAACTGGTATCGCTTGAAGAACCATTGGAAAAATTTATGGATTCAGAAACAGCTGCATTTGCAGATTTGGGGAGTTGCTTTGAAAGAATTAAAGATGGACTGCAAAAATCAGTTTCTGCTTTGGGAAAATTGAGCTGCGAATCGTTCTATTTTTGGGTAGAGCAAATTGAAAAGGAGCTGAAAAAACGAAGATAAAAATGAAGTTTGAACGAACTAAAAGCATGACCTACTATTATTGCCCGATTTGTATGCTGAACTCCACAAATAAAGCAGAAATAGAAAAACATTTCCGTGAAGGACATCAAGTAAAAGTAAAAAAAATACATACATTGCAATATTTGCGGAGAAGGTTGGGATGTACAGGCATTTGGAGAAGAGGGCGCCAGAAAGCGAGCAGAGCAATGCTGCCAAAGCCATATTGATAATAGGAAAGCAGATCAGGAAGCTAGCATAAGCTATTTTTATTCACATGGTCGGTTTGGCTATGTAAAAAGTGTGAAAGGAGGAGAGAGGAAAAATGATTTTTGTATTTGAAAAAGATAAAAGAGAAATTCATTGCTATAGTGAAGTCGATTGTCTATATCTAATTGGAAATAAAGTGCACATTTGCAATGTGGTTGAAGAATACAGTTCGGAAGAAATGGCAAACAAAGCATTTCGCACCATTCGTTTTCGAATTGGTTGGGGATATGAAATTGCCCGTAGTGAAGGATCAGTTGCAGTTCACATGCCTACAGAATATGAGTTGAATAACGAGAAAAAACAGTTTGAAAATCCGCTGTATACAATTGCAGTATACCGCATTCCGCGTGATGAGGAATCTTTTCGAAAATATCTAAAAAACCTCTTTGATGATATCCTAACAGAAGTAGATTACATTATACAGGGTGATACCGTAGAGGATTTAGAAAAAGAATTGAAAGATAAGCCTATATGGGATGGGAGTTTTTACACTCTTTTCGAAAATTTACGCTATGAAGACATTGCGAGTGGGGAATTTCACTTTGGAGAAATTAAGAAAGAAATTGAAAGATTTGAAAGGAAAAAGAAAAGAACATATTGCAAGTGGGAACAAGAGAAAGATGTATTTCATATCAAAACCAATTGCAGTAGCGATGCTATATCTATCGGGACTGATTTGTTGAGCAAAATCAAGTACTGTCCATGCTGTGGCAGAAAGATTAAGTTTATAGGAGAAGATCAATGAAAAATAGCCATGACGATGCAAAACTAAATAGCTTAATGGGAAAAAATGTAAGGGTGACATTTTTTGAAGGTACACAGTCAGTTGGAAAGCTTGAACGCGATTTTGATGGGAAATACAGAGTCGATAACTGGAGGTTTCGTAAGAGCCATATCAAGAAAATAGAGGTTATTGATGAATAAATACAGCAACATTGCAAAGGCAAAAGCCATAGAGCAGGAGAATAAAAAGCGACTGCTGAAAATCAATCCCCAGCTGAACGATGAAAGCGGAATCTACATTTTGACCAGAAAGGATGAGAACGGCTTCCGGTTTGCGTATATCGGGCAAGCCGTGCACATACTTAGCAGATTGGCGAGTCATATGGCTGGCTATAAACAGCACATAGACCTGAGCCTTAGAAAGCACAAACTGTATTCAGTGGACAATCCTTACGGGTGGAAGGTTGAATACATGAATGTTCCTATTGATCAGCTTGACGAACAGGAAAAGTATTACATCAGATTTTATGCAGAAAATGGCTATCAGCTTCGGAATGTTAGCCTGGGTGGACAAGGTGAAAACCGTTCAAGCGGAACTATAGGAGACAGAAAGCAACCTAGAAGCTACTTAGAGGGCATACAGCAAGGTAAGAAATCGCTAGCTAAGGAATTATCATCTATCGCAGAGAAACACCTTACAATCGCTGTCAAGCCCGAAAAACAGGGTAACAAGGTTTCAGAGCGCCAGAGAGATAAGTTTATGGAGCTTATCAGTGTCGGGAACTACGAGGAAACTAGTCAAATAAGTGCGAAGTAGTGGGGAATGTGTTTGATTCTAAACCAGGAAAGGAAATGGCAAATGAGAGAAGATGATATTAGAACAATTCCAGATGGAAGTCATTTTTACTTTAAAAGATTTGAGTGGATTGTGTTGGACAATAATGTAGAGGGTGGAGTTCTGGCAATCATGGCATCCAGTTGGAATGGAGATGAGTATTGTTTTGATGAGGACTGTTGCAACAACTATGCAGAATCGAGTTTGCGTAGAAAGTTGCTTAGTGAACTGCTTCCCGTGTTGGGTGAGGATAATTTCATTCCTCATGAGGTTGACTTGGTAGCTGACAACGGTGACGATCGTTACGGCACAGTCAAGGACAAAGTATTCATCCTGAGTTGTGACGAATACAGAAAGTACCGCAAGAATGTTCCATTACTGCCTGAGTGGATGTGGACTTGCACACCTCGGTATATCACAGACACCGGGAGCAGTCGCGACGTTCGCCATGTGTACACGGGTGGTAGTCTGGACTACGACATTGCGGACAGCACGTATGGAGTTGCCCCTGCTTGTGTATTCAATCCAGAAAAAGTGAAAGTGGGATACACAATTCCAACGGTTGAGGAAAATCAATGAACAGTTAAGAGACATGCTGGAGGCGCGAAACAAAGTCAAACGCCTGATTTATTCTATGAATTGGGTAGATTCAATCAAGCTGCCAGAAGGGGGCTGCAACCATGATGAAAGTAAAGATGATTTCAGCCGTGGTTATGTTGCTGGATATTATTATTGTATCGACAAAATCAAGAAGCTGAATGGCTTAGGATGAAAACATGATTTAATTATAAGAAGTGCTGTGGGGTTAGTTGCTGCGGCAGCTAACTTCCTTGAAATAAGTATTCATGTGATGTAGGAGGTGAGTAAATGAAGGCGCTTACGTTAAATGAACTGCGGCAAATGGTCGGTCAGCCAGTCTGGTGTCCAAAGGAAAATGCATATGGAATAATAACGTGCGATAAATATGGAAAATGGGCTGGAATCCCGTTTTTGTACGGAGTATGTAAATACGAAGAATCGGCAGTTGAATTTAATCACAATATTGTTAGTAGAAAGCTGAAATGCTTCAGAATTGAAGATAAGAAAGAAATTCCAATGAAACTATTGTCAAAAGTAGATGATTGTGGAAATAAAAAAATGGTATGCCCGAACTGCCAGAGGGCAGAGATATTTACGGCATCAGCAAAAATATATCCGTACTGCCCTTGGTGCGGACAAAAATTGGAAGGAGAGGATGTATGAAGATCTGGACAGAAAAAAAGCTTATTGAAGAAGGCTACGATATCCGAAACGCACAAATCAAAGGTGCGGAGCTGACAATGGAAAATCACGGTTGCATATCGTTTGATGTCGTTGTTGAAGGTGCAGGTTGGGGATGCGTTTTTGGCGGATATAGTCTCGGACACGGCTATCTGGGGGCGAAAGAATTTAGTGGCTATGGTCCGGGAATGGAATCCATTGCTAGAATAATGGATACAGTCGGAGTTACAAAGTTGAGTGATTTAGAGGGAAGATATATACGAACCGCAGTAACTGGAGATAGAAGATTAAAAATTATTGGAAATATAATCAATGATAAGTGGTTTGATATCAAATCATTCTTCGAGGATGCACAGAAGGCTGACAAGGAAGAGAAATGAAAATTGCTTTAATTGATGTTGATGGTCACAATTTCCCAAACCTTCCGCTTATGAAGCTCTCAACATGGCATAAGAAACATGGAGACAATGTAGACTGGTATGAACCACTCACAGCATGGTACGAGCCACCAGATATTGTGTATATGAGCAAAGTGTTTACATTTACACCAGATTATCCACATCCAATAAATGCAAGAAAAATCATTAAGGGAGGAACTGGTTATTTTTATCCGAATGGCGGAAATCCACTAAATGAAGATGTGGAACATTGTTATCCAGATTATAGCCTTTACCCTGAACTTTGTAAGAATACTGCATATGGTTTTTTAACTAGGGGCTGTCCAAGATGCTGCGAGTTTTGCATAGTAGAAAGCAAAGAAGGCAATTATTCGCGTAAAGTTGCAGATTTGTCAGAATTTTGGCATGGACAAAAGAATATCGTGCTTCTTGATCCTAACATGTTTGCGTGTAAGGATTGGAGAGATTTGAGCCAACAGCTGATAGATAGTAATGCCTGGATAGATTTTTCACAAGGCTGTGATATCCGGCTAATGAACGAAGAAAAAGCATCATATATTAAGCAAATGAAAGTTAAGCGGATACATTTTGCTTGGGATCGTTATGGAGACAAAAACAAGATCATTCCCAAATTTCAAATGTTCAAAAGAATTACTGGATGGGACAAAAGGAAGATGGTTGTATATGTACTCACAAACTACAACACAACACATGAGCAAGACCTTGAAAGAATCTACACTTTGAGAGAGCTTGGCTATTGGCCAGACGTAAGAATATTTGAGAAAGAAAAGCTTCCAAGAGGGCATATAACCAGAAAGTTGCAACGTTGGTGTAATGCAAGAGCAATCTTCGAAAGTGAACCAGACTTTGGAAAATATCAGAAAGGAACAAAATAAATGAGCATTAAGCATATTATCTTATGCATCGAATTTGTATTTCTTGCAGTTCAAATCATAATGGTTAGAGCTGCATACAAATCTCCGTTAAGGTACGGAAAAACTGCCAAAATCGTGAATATTTTAGCACTTATCGTTATACTGCTGTGTAGCATAGCAATCATAGTTTTAAATATTATGGGGTGAGGTGGCACGAATGTTCAGAATAATGAGTAGAAACAAATACGATAGCCTAATCAGGGAGAATGCAGAGCTTAAAAATGCAAATGCAAATCTTGAAGATAAACTGGATCAGCTTAAAGCAGAAAAAGCTGTAAATAGCAAGTATAAATGCGGAGAATATTGTCGCGCTTGTGAGAATGGATACGAGATACCGAGCTATACCATAGATCGTGCTTACGTATGCTTGCTGAATACAGAATGCGAATCCTTTGTAAAACGTAAAGAATGAGAGGAGTTGAATATTATGCAGATAATTAAGAGTGTTTTATGTGTGGTTATGCTTTTAGCTATGCTTCTGCACTACATAGGACCCAAAAGGACTAGAGCATCATTTGGAGCACTGTGGATTATCTCGCTGATACTTTTGTGGGGTTTGATTCTTTTATAACGTTATGAGGTAAAAATGAAATTTATTGATTTTTTCGCAGGAATCGGAGGATTCCGTAGAGGAATGGAATTGGCAGGACATGAATGCGTTGGATTCTGTGAGTTCGACAAGTTTGCGACTGCAAGTTACACATCCATGCATTTACTCACCAAAGAGCAGAGAGAGTTCCTGGACAAAATGCCACTGAAACAACGGCAAAAAGAAATATTGAAGGAGGAATACAGAAATGGAGAATGGTATGCAAATGACATTAGAAGAGTGTATGCCGGAGACATTCCAAAAGCGGACTGCTGGTGCTTCGGATTCCCTTGCTTCGTTCGAGGAACTTATATTCTTACAGAAAAAGGATATATACCAATTGAAAACGTATCTGTCGGAGATAGAGTGCTTACTCACAAAGGAAGATGGAAAACAGTTACCTCAGTTATGCAGAGAGACAACGCAAGAATCTGGAATGTCAACGGATTTGGCATCTTGCCAACTGGCACAACAGCAGAACACCCGTATTATGTCACTCGCGTATCCGAACCAATTGAGTTCAAACCAGTCAAAGAACTCAATGATAGCTATTACTCCACAATGGTGTTGCCTAATGAAGAACCAAACGAATACAGCAAAGAGATCTGGTGGATTATCGGACGTTATATTGCTGATGGGTGGAGAGTTCGCAGACAAGATAGACCACGAGGGGGAAGGATTGTGTTTGCGATCAGTGATAAAAAACGAGAAGAATTTGAACACCGACTGTCAGAAGCAAACTTACATGGAACTTACACTGAAGAAAGGACTTGTGGGAAGTATCATGTGTGCAATAACCAACTATACGAATACCTTGGTATATTCGGGGAATATGCATATGGAAAACGAATACCAAGAGAAGCACTGTGTTTGCCACGAGAAAAGGCCGAATACTTTTATAACGGATACATGTCAGGAGATGGCAGAAACGACAAAGAAGAAGCAACATCAACCAGTGCAGCAGTCATTCTTGGTATGTGCATTATTGCACAGCGATTGGGAAAACCTGTGCCAGCTGTCTATTATACTAAAAGAGATTCAAAGCGCACTATTGAAGGAAGGGAATGTAAACAAAGAGACACCTACACTTTTAGAATCTCTAACAAATCGGTTAAAGGATATTATCGTGGAAGATATGTTTGCAGAAAATTGTATCAGCCAACAGAATCTGATCAATACGAAACAGTATATAACCTTAGCGTTGAAGAAGATGAATCTTATATTGCAAACGGAGCAATTGTCCACAATTGTCAAGACATCTCCGTTGCAGGAAAACAGCTTGGATTTCAAGGAAACCGTTCAAGCTTGTTTTTCAGAGTTATGTACCTTATCGGACAACTCGAAGAAGAAAATAGACCCACTTACCTTTTCATTGAGAACGTTAAGAATTTGCTTAGCGTTAATGGAGGATGGGATTTCGCCAGATTGCTCATTGAAATGGAGCAGGGGGGGTATGATGCAGAATGGCAAGTGCTCAACTCTAAGGACTTCGGAGTTCCACAAAACAGAGAAAGGTGCTTCATTATCGGACATCTTAGAGAACGAAGTGCCGCAGAAATATTTCCTATCAAGGGAACAGACAGAGAAAATAGTATTTCAATAATTGGCCATCGAGACGGATTCAGAAGAAACACACAAGTGTTTGATCAAAAAGGAATTACCGAGGCATTAGATACAGGACAGGAAGGTGGAAGAGGACACCATGTTGCTTTGCCGTGCTTTGTAGATTTGAGTTATCAGGGGGTAGAATTAACAGAAAAAGCAAGATGTTTGCAAGCCAGATACAATAAAGGTGTTTCAAACCACAAAGCCGAGACAAGTGGTGTTGTAATTCCAGTTCTCACTCCAGATCGCGCAGAAAAGCGCCAGAACGGAAGACGCTTCAAAGAGAATGGCGAACCAATGTTTACTTTAACTTCACAAGATAGGCATGGAATTGCCACGAGTATAAGCCCTATTGGTGGAGTTTATACTGGAGTTTCACCAGAGTTCTATCGCGGAGTATATGAAGGCTGCTTTAGGTGCTTAAAAGCATCTACGCACGATAGTGGCGTTGCCCTAAAGCTTCAAAACATTCCGGTAAGCATGACACGCAATGTTATAGAGAGCCAAATCAACATTGCACACTGTCTTAACGCTAATGACTCAAGAAAATTTTTTGGCAAAAATCAACGTGGCAATGCTGTTATAAAGACCTTAAAGTTAATGGCCATGCAAATGAAACTAAAAATAATCGCACCACGTAGTAAAGTTCCAAAACTACGCAGTAAGCAGGGAATGTGTTTCAAATCTTTTTCTGATACCAGACCAGGCATGTTTGTAAAAATTTCTGATGAATTAACCATATATGCTGTCTGGTACAAAAAATATCAGTGCTACATAGCAATTAGAAAACTGACACCAAAAGAATGTTTTAGGCTGCAAGGATGGACAGATGAATATTTCGAAAAGGCAGCATTTGTCAATTCTGACAGTCAGTTATATAAGCAAGCAGGAAATGGTGTCACTGTGAATGTAATAGAAGCAATTGCAAAACAGCTCAAATTCGCATAAGGAGACAGTATGACAAATAGAGAGAAAAATGAACACGTCAAGGAGTCTATTGATTATTTTAACCATGAATTGGAATGCATGAAGCACCGAGTTTGTAACTGTGATATGCAGACAAGTTTGAGGATTGGAAGGGAAAAAACTGCTTATGAAACAGCAGTAGAATGCTTAAAGAAGCAGCTTCCACAACCACCAGTTAAAGCGATTCACAAGTCTGTCGTCCATGAAAACAGAGGTGATAAACCGCATACGTGGAAAGCGATTGAGCTTGAGGTGTGGGAATGCCCGTGCTGTGGAAACACAGTATGGAGTGGCATAAGTATTGCAAGGAAATCACCATATTGCTCAGATTGTGGACAGAAGATTGAATGGGAGGAGGTCAAATAATAGAAAGAAAATGAGTGAACAAATGAGAATTACCGTGGATTTAGATGAGGCGATTTGCGCATTGAAGGGACTCAGCAAAGCAGAAGAGGAAATTGCAATCAAATTTCAAAATTGTGCGCTACAGGACGAGGCAATGGAATATTTTAGAAATGAATGCGCACTTAAAACTGCTATCAAGGTAATTAAAAAGATGTCGGTGATCTGCTTTAGTGTATAAGGAGGAATGAGAAAATGGCTGAACAAATTAAATTTGAGTTGGATTCCGATGAGACATTTGACATTTTGAAGGATATCGGAGAGGCAGAAAACGAGTTGGGAAAGCAGTGTTGGAAAGACGGATTAAAAGCGCAAGCGATTGAGTATTTTAAGCATGAGGCTACATGCGAAATTGCGATTAAAGCAATCAAAAAACAAATTCCAATGAAGCCAATCAAGATCACAGCAAATGGAGTTTACAAATGCAAATCTTGCAGCTATCTCATTGCGTGCATCCCAAACGCAACAAAATATTGTGATCAGTGTGGACAGAGACTCTACTGGAAGGAGAAATAGACGTGAACACGGAATTAATTGTAGAGTACGAGAACGGAGAGGTACACAAGGAGCAGCCAGAAAATATTATTTTTGCGGATAGCAAAGAATATGTTTTTCCAAGAGTGGAGGTAGAGAATGAAAGTATATAAAAACCCTTTTGTAAGTTATCCATGCTATTTTGTAAAAACGGGAGCTGGATGGTCTGCAAGAGGGGAGGCATCGAAGAGCAAAGGATATGATGTGGAACTGCATAATGGGAAATGGACATGCAGAGACGGTTGTTATTATGATGATACAATCAAGCATGAGTTGATTCTGGTAGGTGAAAATAGAAAGTCCATTCACAGTATCATAAAAGAAGCAGTAATTTGTGCAGTATTAGAGCTTGTAAAGGAGGTCAAATAATATGTATTACATGGATGATGAAGACTATTTCGAGCCGAGCGAGTTTGACGAGAAAATCGAAGAACTTAAAAACGAGCTTCGAGAATCTGTAAAAAAGGAAGTTAAGGACGAACTTGAAAAGCTGCGCGAGGAAAACAAAAAATTGCAGGGCATCAAGGAGAATTTTGAATCAGTAAAGAAAGACTATGAAAGAAAGAAAGCAGAATGCGAAAGTGTAATGCGAAATGCCGAAGCCAAAGCAAAACAAGCTAGCTTAAAAGAGTTAATGGAGTGCGTTAAGGTTACTCTATGGTCAGCAGATTGGAAATACCAGTTCAAAAAGAAATGTGACATATGCAATGAGTATAGAAAAATCAAGGTGACATTACCATCTGGAAACGTGGTAGATGATGTTTGCAAATGTGGAAGATTCAAGAAAGTATATCATACGAGTGAAAGGCTACTATATGCACTTGAAGATGATTGTAGAAAGCTTACAGCATGGTACACAAGTGCCAGAGACGGTGAGTGTTTTGAAGCAGAAACTTATAGTGCAGATACAATAGTAAATCACAACAAAGATTTCAAAGAATTAGAAGAAAAAAACTCGATTCATATATTTTTTACAACCAAAGAAGAATGTCAGGAGTTCTGCGACTACATGAATAAAAAAGAAGAAAATTCGGGATATGATTACGACAGGGCAGGAAAACTAATTAAGGCTAGAGAGGTGTAAAAATATGGTTAAAACAATTTTTGATAATCCGTCAGGCAGCTTAGCATTGATACACAATTGTGTATTTATAAAAGATGGTGAAGTATGGTACAGGGATTTTGAACGCGAAATTCCACTTATGGAGCTTGCACGGAATCTTAACAAAGCATACGGCGATTCTGAGGCATCAACGATGAATGATGAAGCATTTAGTGACAAAATGTATGACGATTCGCAATTTAAGCTAGAGGAAGATATTGATAGTTTTATTGCCACTTTTTACATGGCACTTATTGGAATGGCAGAAAACCGAGAACGCTTAAAGATATACGAAACAACAGGATTGCCAACAACGGCATATCCAGAAGTACTGCAGGAATGTATTGATACTTACGGAGCGGATAAACAAATCGACCAGACGATTGAAGAAATGAGCGAGCTGATAAAAGCACTGCTTAAACATCGCCGCAAGACAATTCAGCTGGAGGGTGGAAATGTAAATCCAACGCCTGACACAGACCTGGCAAAAGCCAGAGCGGATATTCTTGAGGAAACTGCTGATGTCATTATAATGTTAACTCAAATCATCATGATTTTTGGTGGCAGAGATTTTGTTGAAAGAATAATAGAATCAAAGGTTTACCGCCAGAAAAAGCGCTTGAGAAAGGAGACAGATGGTCAAAATTATTGAAGTAGAAAACGTAATAACTTGCCCTGAATGCGATAGAAATTTGAGCTATGAGGAAGATGATGTGTTTTTTAGTAAACTAGATTATCTCTCAGACAAACACAATACTTATTACAACAGATGTATAATATGCCCTTGGTGTAAAAGTGAAGTTGTTGTTGCGGATGGCGCGGTATTTGTTAAGCCAACAGGCACAAACGATACCCTAATCACAAGTACAAGAAGAAAGGAATAACGAATGCCCGGTAAACCGGGTTGATGCGCAGTGATCTGTGGTGGCGTATCAGAAAATTTAAACACCGTGGCTGAAAAGGTGTGCAGTGGAAACGCTGCACACGCAATTGATAGCAAACGAATTATGAACCACGATACATGCATTTGAGACTCAAAATAATGAATAAGAAAAGGAAAAGGTGATATGAAGATTAAAAACCTTGAAAAATTTATTAGGAAGATTCAAAAATCTTTTTCAAAGGTAGGAATAACTACAGTAATAGAAAAAGGTCTTCCCCCTTATGACGCTTATGAAATTCATTCGAAATTCAGAGATTTAACAATCAAGGTTGCAATTATTTATGACGAAAAAATGACAGCTTTTTACTTTTATAGGGACGGGCTTCACCACTGCGACATTACAATTTATTCAACTTATTTCGATACACAGAAGCACCTCATTGAAGCCCTAAGATTGATTGCAACTTCTAGTTGTAAAGTAAGATAAAACACTATCCCTCACGGTAGCCTAACGGCTTGCAGGTTCAACCCCTGCAGAGGGAAATTGGGTTTGCGCAGACCTAGTAACTATCAACTAAGCACAGAATAGGAAGGAAACGAAATGAAGTACAACAATTATATCACCTACTCGTGTGGTACCGATTCGCTCAGATTGGAGACAATCAATGGAGAGCCTTGGTTTTTTGCAACCGATCTCGTTAGGTTGCTTGAAGGGAAAGCTGATCATACAACATACAAGATGAAGAAAGTTCCAGACCATGAAAAGAAGCTTGTAAAAAGGCAAGTGAAATCTGGTGTGCGCAACGTGTACCTAGTGAACCAGTTGGGGTTTACAACACTATCAAGTGAATCAAAGTGCAGTAAAGAACGTGTTGAAGAAATCCTTGATTTGATGTTTGATGCTATCTGGATGGTAAGAACAAAATCGCAACCTTTTGATGTTGCGAAAAGAGAGAAAAAGTGAGGCTTTAATCATGCAAAAAGCATTCACAATTAAACAGCCGGAAGAAGTTACAGAGGTGCAGGAAATTCGAGAAAAGCTCAAGAAGCTTGAAGAGCTTGAAGCCAAGACACTAGAAGCCGAGAAAGCACTTGAGGCAGATGTTGAAAACACAGATTTAGATAAGGCATGGGGCGAAGCTTACAACGAGGAATACAAGCAGTATAGCGAAGTTGCGAAACTAATTGCTGACTTAATCAACATAGACACCTACACAGCAAAAAGCATGATTGTAAATTACCGTGACCAGTTAAAGAAAACACTGGGACTTTAAAAAAATTGCTGACCTAACGGCATGACAGTGAGGAGGATATAAAAAATTATGCTGAATATTTCAGAATGCGGTGGCTTTACAGTCGCTCATAAGCCGCTGTCAGACAGTACTCTAAAAGGTATGAGAAAAGAAGAACTAATTCACCTTATCAGAGTCTTAGAAAGCAACTATGAGGCTGTCAATGAGCGCAATAAAAACCAGTTGAAGTATATTGAGACTCTAAAACGAGAGATTGTAAACGATAAAAAACAAGAACCATTTTAAATAATTCTAGTGTATGGAGGGGAAATGAGCAAAGAGACAGAAAACAGGCTGAAAACCGAGCTTGATAAGCTTGATGAGCTTGCAGCAAAGGGTGTACACCTGTTTGGAGAATACATGAACGACCCAGAGAGTGAAGTAAAGAAGAGTGCATATCATGAAACATGCATGATGTTCAATAATCAGTTTACAGATTGCGCAGTCCTTCTCAGAGATTGCGGATACGCTCCAGATTTTGAAAAAGCTGTCAACCTGCTTAGAAGTGTGGGCGCTCATAGACTTTCTAGCGCGATTTGACGGTTAGATGCAGGAGGTGAGGAAATGTTTTACATAAAAGGTCAGGAAGTCAACAGCTTTGTTGACTTACCAGAGGAGAACCATGAATAAACGGCAGAAGAAAGAAAGGAAGGTGGTAAAAATGACAAGAAAAGAGTTGATAGCTCAAATCAAAAGTAAGGGCTATGAGCCTAGAGTAAAAAACGTTGTGAGCTTGCTAACGTCTAATGGTGAAGGCGATGCAGTTACGCTAATCATCTCTTTGTATGATGATTTAAATGAGCTAATGGACGCAAAAAACAAGAACGTATCTTCAAAAAAATACTTTGATGATGAATGCCTGAATGAGGCATTTAACGATTTTGTTTCTATGAGAGTAAAGATTAAAAAGCCCCTAACCGCAAATGCCTTGAAGAGAGCAATAGTCAAGTTGGAGAATCTATCTGGTGGAGACATCGAGCTTATGATCAAGATTTTAAACCAGTCTGTTGATAACTGCTGGGTAGGACTTTTCCCACTGCATGATGCTGGCTATAGCTTCAAGGGCAAACAAAATTCGCAGCGTTCACAACTCGATGCAATTTTGGGAAGTATTACGGATGACTAAAAACGAGGCTAAAAAGTTAATGGCGGTAATGACTGTATCATATCCAAACTACAAAATTGCAGATATAGAGCTTACTGCCACTACATGGGCAAATATGCTATCTGGCTATACTTACGAGCAGGTTAGTGCAGCACTCAAAGCATACATACTTTCAGAAAACACAGGCTTTCCGCCGTCAATCGGTCAAATTAACGAAAAGTTAGTCGCTTTGAGTCAAGCAGACACGCCTACGCCGTTGGAAGCGTGGTCTTTGGTTCGGATAGCTGTCAGAAACAGCACATATCATGCTGATGATGAGTTTGCCAAGCTTCCACCAATTATCCAGTCAACAGTTGGAAACGCAAGGAATCTGGAAGAATGGGCGAAGGGACAAGCAACTCAGTTTGAGACAGTTATTCACAGCAATTTTTTAAGAACATACTCCGCAGAGATTGCGAAGCAAAAAGAATGTCAGAAGTTGCAGGGAAAGGTTTCAATTGCATCCGAGCAACCTGAGTATTTGCCGGAACTAAATATATAAGCAAAGCACAGTTTTATAGACTATTTTAAATTATAATGAGCTTTAATACATTAAAATAGTCTACTACCTAGAAGGAGGCTTTATGACACGAGCACAAAGGAGACGGGCTGAAAGAGAAGCAAAAAAAGGAAACAAAGCCGTAGAACAGCGAATCACAGGTGCGGAAGAAAGCATAAGAATTGCTTTGTTAAAAGAAAATATTGCACGAGACGTTGATCGCAAGCTTTATGACAAATACTACCAAAAAGCAAATAAAGACGCTGTGGACAACATATACAGCATCATATTAACATCATTTGGACTTGCTTTGGCAGATACTTGTCCTAATTGGAAGGCTGAAGCAATCGCCAAACGAATACAGAAAACAATGGACTACGTTGACAAATTCTCAAAAGAGTACAATGGAGACATTGAACGTTTTATGAAAGAACTCGAAGATAGAACTGGATTCTCATTTGAGATAGATTCTGTAAGTGGAAAGGATGAATAGTATGGATTTTTTAATTGGTTTAATAGCAGGACTATTGTTTGGCGGAGTTACTGGTGTGCTTGCAGTTGCTTTGTGTGCTGCATCAAGCGCAAATGAAACCGATGGCGAAGGAAAGAAGGAAAACGATGAGAATTAAGCATTTAAAGTTGGATAATTTTTGCAGCTTTTACAATGGAAAAGCTGTAGACACAGATCTATACGATAAGACAGAGGTATCTGGATGTAACGAATCTGGAAAAAGCACAGTTAAGAGGGCCATTTTTTGGGTACTGAATTGCAGGGGTGAGAACGGCGAAGAAATTACCGGAATCAGGCCACACGATAAATCAGGTAACGAGATTAACGATATTGAGGTTACAGTCGAGATGACCGTAGAACTTAACGGTTCCAGCAAGACGTTTAAGAAGGTTTCTCGTCAGAACTACAACAAAAAGGGTGACTTCACAGGCAATGTTATTGACTATTATATCAATGATATTCCGAAAAAGAAGTGTGACTATGAAGATTTTATTGCAGAAGAATTGGTTCCTGTGAGCGCACTTTCGAACTTAATCAATGCTAAAACGCTCTTATCAAAGAGTGCTGCTGACTGCAGATCAATCTTGGAATCCACCTTTGGAACGTGCTCCAATGCAGAGGTTTGTGAACGTTTTCCTGAGTTCTCCCCTCTTCTCCCACTGCTGGATGATGGCAATGTTGATGAGTTAAAATCAAAATTTAATACTATGCTGAATGGCAGACGCGGAAGGAATGGCACTAAAGGACTGCTTGATATTCGTAAAGAGTTTCCGAGCCGTATTGATGAGGTGGAAAAACAGAAAATTGTCATTGATGAAGCCTTGGTAAACAGTCAGATTGCAGATATTGAAAGCAGACTGAAAGATAACCAGAGTAAACAAGCTGATGTGCAGAAGGCATTTGATGAGCAACGTACAATTCAGGCACAAATTTATAAGTTAAAGCAGGAGCAATTAAAGGCCGCTGATGACGCTAATGCTGAAAACAGGAAAAGAATTGCCGATTTAGACGCTCAGATTATGGCAGCAAAGGAAGAACTTTTCCTATCCAATAACAATTTAAACGCCAAGGAACATGAATTGTACCAGATTGACTCTGAAATTCGAGATCTCGAAACTAAGCGTTTGAAGCTTTCAAGTGACTGGAAAAGCAATAAAGATATGCAGTTTGATGAAAATTCGCTGATTTGCCCGTATTGTAAGCATGAGTATCCATCTGATCAGCAGGATGAAATGCGAAAGCATTTTGAAGAATCAAAGGAAGAAAAACTGCAGGAAATCACAGACAATGGAATGAAATGCAAAGAAATCATTGATGCTTTACGCGAAAAGTTCAATGCTGCAGATGCAGAGCTTTCTGCCCTTCGTGAAGAATCCAATAAAAAGTCAAGAGTTGTCGATGATTTAGTTGCTCAGAAAAAAGTTATATCCACTTTAACACCAACAGAACCAGACGAGACAGTAAAAACCAGATCTGCAGAAATCGCAAAGCTTGAAAGCCAGTTAGAAGCAAATACTGCAAATGCAACGTTTGCACAGCTCAAGGCAGAAGAAAATAACCTTCAGCATCAGTTATCTGGCTTAAAAGCAGAGCTTGCAAAAACCGAAATCAATGTCAAGATTGACGCAAGGGTTACAGAGCTTAACATCGAGTGCCGAAAGAATGAGCAGCTAATTGCAGATACGCAGGCACAACTCGACTTGCTCAAACGCTTCAACATTCGCAAACACGAGCTTTTAGAAAGCAAAGTAAACGAGTATTTAGAGTACTGTCAAGTGAAATTTTTCAGACAGCTTGTGAATGGCGACCTAGAAGAAACGTGTGATTTCTGTGTAAACGGTGAACCATACGCTAGAAACCTTAATCACGGTGCAAAAATCTTAATCGAAATGGATGTCTGCAAAGCGTTTCAAAAAAAGTATGCTACTACCCTTCCTATCATCGTAGATGACTCTGAATCTGTTGATAATTGGAAGATACCGGATATGGATAGGCAGCTTATTATTCTTAAAAGAACTGATTCTAAAGAGCTAACAATCAAGGAGTCATGATGTGATCCGTGAAATTACACAAACTTACCCAGTCTAAGCTTGATGATTACAAACTTAGAAGTAATTTCACGGACGATGAAGAGATAACATTTGATATGTTATCTAAAGGCAAATCTATCAGCGAAATAGCAACCCGGTTATCTGTGTCGACTAGGACGGTTGATCGCAGGATTGCCGATATAAAATCAAAAATCAACCAACTATAAATAGTCCCCTGGTATTTATAATGCTAGGGGATTTTTACAACATTTTTTAACATTATTTTACTGTAAAGAAACGTCACGCGTATAACCTTAAAGATATTTTTTATAACTTTTTAGTTCTAACTATTGACTTTTTAGTTCTAACAATGTATCCTATAACTGAGAAAGGAAAAAACATTATTTTACTGTAAAGAAATGTCAAATTAGGTTAAGAATTGTAAAATAATGTAATCACAAAGGAGGTTTCACTATGAAAGTAATATGTATTGCAAATCAAAAAGGCGGCATTGCAAAAACCACAACAGCCACTACACTTGCGTCGATTTTAATGTCGCAAGGCAAGAAGGTCTTACTGGTTGACGCTGACCCACAGGGTAACAGTACGGACACTTATAGAGCAGTGTCCAAAGATATGGCAACTCTCTACGATGTTATTTTAGACATCGAAGATCCACTTCCAATTGCGGAAGCTATTCAAAAAACAGAAATAGGCGATATAGTTGCGTCTGATCCAGAGTTAAAAACAGCAGATCAAAGATTCCCAAGTGATGGGAATGAGTATTTTAGACTAAAAGACGCTCTTTCTGAATTAACTGGTTATGACTACGTTATTATTGATACAGCTCCGGCTGACAACAAATTGCTCAAAAACTGTTTGATTGCTTCTGACAAGGTCATCATTCCTGTCACTGCAGACCGCTATGCCATTCAAGGTCTGTCAGAGTTGAATAGAACCATCACAGGTGTAAAGAAAAGAAATAATCCTAACCTAGAGGTTGCAGGACTCTTGCTGGTGAAATATAAGAGTCGTCAGCTCCTCGCCCAGGAAGTTAAAGCTTCTTTGGAAGAGATTGCCAAGCAGCTCAACACAAAGGTTTTCTGCACAACTATTCGTGAAAGCATTGCCGTACAAAAGGCACAGGCAACTAGAACAACCCTCATGAATTTTGAACCGAAGTGTAACGCTGCCATTGACTATGTGCAGTTCGCAGAGGAACTAATTAAGGAGTGATTAGAGATGAGAAAGAAAGATAACGCCACTACTACTTCTTTTGATGTGACAGCCGGCATTGATTTTGCAGATACTGGCGAAACTGAAATTCCAAGCATCCAGCCGGTGGGAAAAAAATCAGTTTTTGTCTCCGCTCCGGTTGATCCGAACAGAGTATATACGCCTGGATATAATCCAACTCCGAAGATTGGTCCAAATGGTGGGTATGTAGGACGCAGGGAAGTCCCTACAGCTGAGCGTAAGATTCAGTTCAGCGTGTCGTGCACAGAATCACAAAAGGCAGCCTTTTCAGAAGCTGCTCGTAAGTCAGGCCGCACCCTAGCAGGATTTGCTTGCTTCGCCATTGAGGAATACATGCGGACACATGATCTATAATTCTTTACATTATTTGACATTTAAAAAAGGTTTAATAAGTTAAAGAACTGTTAAAAATTGTTAAAAGGAGGATTTTATTATGGTAAGTAATGAGATTTACGAAAGAATAGTTAGTGTTAAAAATGCTATTGCAGAAGGAAAACTTGACGATGTGATATATGAACGGAATTGTAATATTGCAGAATCGTTACGGCGTTTACTATCCGCTAATAATATGAAAACAATTGATATTGTATCAGTATTAACTGTGTTTGCGAGTGGTGAGTTTACAATGGCATTTAATTACATTGACAAATTTGATTTGCCAACAACTGAATTATGCTGTAACATGTATAAACAAGTTAAAAAAGATTATTACAATGGGCATGTAGATTTATTTATATGGCATACAGAAAGCAGCGACATATGCGGCAGATATCATGCAATACGAATATATAAATCTGGACATATTGTGGAATATAAGGTCAAATTAGAAAAGGCATGGAGCGATGATTTTGCAATGTATTTAACGCATTATGAGATTTATAATAAATCAAAAAATAGATCCTATTTACGTAATCAAAAAATAAAATTTTGGTAATTTTATCACAAGATAACTCTTTACTAAAATTAAAGAAAGGAGGTATTTTATGGAACAAGTAAACTTGATACCGTTTTACGCTTGCGCTATCGCGTTTGCACGCCATATACGATTAGATTTAGAAAGCGAATATGGCAAGAATGCTGTAGCTTATTATAATGCTGCAAAGCAGAGCGAATATTACAATACTTTATTTTCGGAAGAGCTGTCTTTGCAAACAGAAGAAGCTTATAAAAAAGCACTCGGAATCGTCGAATATAGCTACACAGAAGATGAACAAGCACAGACTTCTTTGGATATTCTCTTCAAAAAGGGATACAGAAAGCTATACAACATTTTTAAAAAGCTTCCAAAAGACGAACCGATTCATTTTAATAGTGTAATCGGAGAAGCCATTTATGCAAAACTTGCAAAGTCAGATCATGTTTCGGACGATAATTTTAATGGTCATTTATTTGCAGGCTATTACTTTTTAAATATGTGGCCGCAAGAGTTGGTACAAGAGCGTAAAGAATGTGATGAATTACTTTCCTTTATTGCAAACTACGGATACAATCCAGAACACAGAATACAAAAAGGGTTAAAGAAATATGACTGCGCTTTTCAGGAAAGAGCAAAATCATACATTAGTCAACTTCCAAAAGATTTATTTAAGCAGATCCAGTTAGCACCAAAAAATGAGGAATTTGGATACACTACAGTGTTTGACATTGAGTCACTTTCAGGTGTTTCTATTTTTTCTGAATTACAGTTCACACATGAAGATCTTGAAGCACTAGCAATTGCTTATACGCACGGAAAAAGAGGAGGAATACGTGAGGATTTCCTGACTTATGCAAAATATACGAGCTATATATTAGCTATGTGTAAGGCATATAAGCAGTCTAAAGAATACTACTTCCAACACAATCGCGAAGACGTGTATATTGAAGTAGAGAGCATTAAAAATGAATTGCTTCAAGCCAAATCTGCATTATCTGAATCTCAGGAACGCAGGATGTCTGAACAAAAAGCTTGTACTGAGCAGGTTCAGCGCTTATCTGATGAGATAAATCTACTCAAGCAGAAGAATGATGCGCTAAAATCCGAACTGCAAAAGGTAGAGAGTGAACGTAGGGAGCTTTATGCTTTGCGAGAGCATATATTTTCACTGGAAAACGATTCAGAAACCGAAAATACAAATGAGCTATCTAAGGAGCAAATTCAGCAATTAAAAAACATTAGTGGCACAATTGTTGGAGGGCATCCAAGCTTGATAAAGAAGCTCAAAACTTATCTTCCGAATTGGCAATATATCAGTGCAGGAGATGTCAGCACTGTGCGCAACGCTGCATTAAAAAAATCTGACTTTGTATTCTTTGTAACTGCCCACTTGAGCCACAAGCTGTATTACGCCATGATTGCAAAGGTCCAAGATTGGAATGCAAAAATTGGATATTTGAGCCGTATGAATATAGATTATGCATTGCAAGAAATATATATATTAGTAAATAGCAGTATTTAACCTTATTTGACATTATTTGAATGTAAAGAACTGTTAAATAAAGTAAAGAACTGTAGAAAGAAGGATATATATGAAGAAAGAATTTAATTTGCTTGATGAAAATTGGGTGCGTGTATTGCTTCCAGATTATACCATTAAAGAAGTTTCACTCACGGATGTTTTCACCCACAGTCATGAATGCATGGATTTGGCGGGTGAAACAGATACTCAAAATGTCGCAATGATACGGCTGCTTCTTGCAATTGCTCATTCTGGATTTGCAAGATTCGACTCAAACGGTGATGAGATTCCGCTTTTGAACAGGGATGAAGCAATCAGCCGTTGGAAAAGCTATTGGAGTCTCGGACATTTTCCGGAAGCATTTTTAAAATATTTAGAGGAATACAGAGAACGTTTTTGGCTTTTTCAGCCTGATGCTCCATTCTATCAGGCAAACGAAGCTAAAAAAGGAACTGCTTTTGGTGCTGCAAAGTTAAACGGAGAAATTTCTGAAAGCAACAACAAGGTACGAATTTTTGCGACAAGAAGTGGAGAAGCAAAAATGCAACTAACATATGCAGAAGCGGCTAGATGGCTTCTTTTTATCAACGGGTATGATGATGTTTCTGTAAAGCCGAGTAAAGCAGGCTTGCCTTCAATCAGTATTGGATGGTTGGGGCAAAATACTATTGTTTACGCAATCGGGCGAAATCTTTTTGAAACACTTATGATGAACCTAGTTCCTTTACAGAATGGTAATGGAGAATTGTGGCCTAAGCCTTGCCCAATATGGGAATGCTTGCCACGATCCGATGAGCGCAAAAAGATTGATCCACCTTCTAACCCAGCGGAATTATTCACGCACCAATCGCGCAGGATATTTCTCAAGCGTGAAAATGGGGTTATAACCGGATTTAATGCATTGGGTGGGGAATTTTTTGATAAAGAACGTGTTACAGCTGAAACCATGGCACTTTACATTTTAAATAGTAACAGTGCTAAACCACTTCGCTTATTTAACGATGTTCCATTGTGGCAACTACTCGACAAGATACTTTGCAACAATCAAGATACTGCTACATGGTTGCGCTTAATTGGAATTGGCAATGCAGGCTTTCAGACCTGTGGAATGGTGTATGATTCCAAGTTAATGAGGTTTGTTGATGAATGTTCAAAAAGATTTACAGCAAATCTCGATCCTAACTTTGCAGATTACATATCTGTTGGCATTGAACTGTGCCACTATATTACAAATGAAATTGGTGTATTATCCTACAATATTCAGATGGCTAGTGGCAAGCAGAATCCGACTGAACTTAAAAAATATGAGTTTTCTAGTAACCTAGATTTGATTTGGTCCAGATTTCTTTCATCAAGCGCCACCGCATTTGAGTATTTTCTAAGAATGGTCAAACAGTCTGCACTGGACTTTTCCAAATCTTTAATTGATAATGCATCCCCGACATCATTTAGAGGTCGAATAGTTACGGTGAATGGCAAGGAAAAGTATTATTGCACAGCAAAGGCTTATAATTCTTTTTTATATTATCTCAACCGATTGATTCCAGAGGAATCCAATAGTCTTGAAACTATAGAAGAACATTTAAGCTCTTACAAGGCAGATCTTAAACCGAAGGAGGAAGGTGAGTAAATGGAAAGCAAAAACACATTTTCGAACATTGTAAAAACAATAATGTTTAAGAAAGAGATGGACGGCACTCAGCTTGCAAAACTATTAGGATGCTCTCAGTCCAATGTGTCCAAAAAGCTTAGATTAAATAATTTTAGAGAAAGTGATATACGTCAGATATCCGAAGCATTAGGATATGACGTTTCTATCAAACTCACATCAAAGGACACCGGAGAGGAATTGCAGATGTTGTAATAGTGTATTTTACATTTTTTTACATTATTTAACTTTATTTAACAATATTTGACATTTATTTACAGTAAAATATTCTTTAAAAGAGTTGTCGGTTTATCTGGCAGCTCTTTTTGTCGTTAATATGTCGTATCCCTGTCGTTTTTACATCTTAATTTTATGGCACAATACAATCAGAATAAGAGGAAGGAAGGTGTGAATGATGTTTCCTGAATCATTTTTAACTAAAATATTTGAAAGACCAGATGTATGTATGATTCCAATGCAGTATCAATCAGCAATGATTCAGGCTATTGGAGAGGTCCTTGACGAGGAAGGAGTGATAATCGACGATGCCGATACCAAATCAGATGTATCAACCGTACAACCAGCAGACAATGTATGGCCAATATAATAGTTATTACCCGTATCAATATCAGCAGCCGCGTTATGATCTGCAGCAAAACCAGCCGCTTTTTAATCAACAGCAAAACATTCAGCCACAGCAGCAGGCTGGATTGAACGGAAAGGTCGTGCAAGCTGTCGAACAAATTACTGCGAACGATGTACCTATGGACGGTTCAATTGCAGTATTCCCAAAGCAAGACATGTCAGAGATCTATACAAAATCGTGGAATGCAGATGGAACCATTAGAACGATTGTATATAAGCCGTACACAGCTTCACAGCCAGATGTGGCGAATAGTTCAGCCGACATGTCCAAAATGAAAATGGGGCTATCTGACGAGGCTACAGAGGCATTTATGGCAAGATTTGATAGTCTTGAAAAGAAGTTTGATGAACTGATGCCTAAGATAGCGCCTAAAAGGTCCGGAGGCTTAAAGAAGGAGGCAAATGAGAATGAATAATCCATTTCAGCTATTTCAAGCCATGAGGAATCCACAACAATTTTTGCAGCAAATGGCCGGAAACAGCCAAGCCATGAGCAATCCTATTTTAAAAAATGCTATGGATATGGCAAACAAAGGCGATACAAAGGGTGTAGAACAATTAGCACGCAACCTTTGTAAAGAAAAAGGGATAAATGTTGATGATGCTGTTCGCCAGATAAAAAGTCAATTTGGAATAAAATAATGGGTGAAATTTTATCACCCATTAGAAAAACTACTTATACACTTTTTCTGTAAAAGCTCTTTCAACAGTCCAACCTTTTCGGAGGCGATTATGAAGAACATCCCAACTTATTCCGAGCAAATCAGACCATTCTTTTAGAGTTTTGGTTTCTCCGTTATACTCTATATTCAAATTATTTGATTTGTTTATAGCTTGTTCTCCAGAAGTTGCCCAACGACAATTATTTGGCTCATAGTTACCATTATTGTCAATTCGATCAAGTGTGTAGTTCTCAGGACGTCCACCAATAGATTCGGACCATTCTACAAATTTCCAAAAGTCATGCCATTCTTCGCACACGGTTATTCCTCGTTTGCCATATTGGTAATACTTTGGATGGTTTGGGCTTTCACAACGTCCGATCATGTTTTTCCATAGCCCATATAGTGGATTTTTAGTTCTTCCATCAATATATGCCGGACTATTTTTTAGCAAACAACCGCAACTTTTCACTTTGTGATTTTTAAACAGGTAAGGCAATACCCTAACTTTATTTCCACAATCACATAAGCACTCAATATACTGCCTTTTATCAGATGGCCTTCTTTCTGAAAGACCTATTGCTGTAAGCATATTAGATCTTTGACCTATATAATTATCTATGCTGATCTTAGGCTTCCTTGAGTAAGAACAGGACCCACAAGATTTCTGATGGCCCTTAATAACTCTGTCAGGAGCAAAGGAGATAATTCTTCCACAATCACACTTGAAATCAAACCCATTTGGGATATCTGAATTTTTTGATTGTGAAATTACAGTAAGATGGCCATATTTTTTCCCTTTATAATCGGAAATGTGATACTTGAGCATAAAAACAACACCTTGCCTTTCGTGTTTTTAATCGCCTACCAATAAACGTGCAGAAGTCACTAGGCATTGTGATTTTCGGGTCGCGATTCCCTATCTGCACAAAGATATTATAACACAAAAATATTAAAAATGATACTAATTCTTGCAAGATTATGTATATAAAAAATTATTACGGAGGTAAATAGTATGTTTAACTCAGGAAACTGTAGTGTACCATTAGTGGCTAGCATTGATGGTAACGGCAACAACAGCGGTGGCTGGGGCAACAACGGCTGGGGGCTTATTTGGATCGTTTTGATCTTCGCCATTTTCGGCTGGGGTAATGGCTTCGGTGGTTGGGGCAATAACGGTGGTGGCATGGGTTCTACCGCGGCAGCCTACACAGATAGCGCAATTCAGCGTGGTTTTGATCACCAAGCGATTGTCGGAAAGTTAGACGGAATCAACAATGGTCTTTGTGACGGATTCTACGCAGTCAACAATAGCATGTTAACTGGATTCAACGGAATCAACACAAACATCATGCAGACTGGATATGGCATTCAGCAGGCTATCAACGCTGATACCGTAGCCAATATGCAAAATACAAATGCTCTGCAGGCACAACTCGCACAATGCTGCTGTGACAACAAAGAGGCACTCTCTAACACCAATTATAACATGGCTACACAAGCAAATGCAATTCAGCAGTCCATTGATAAAGGCTTCTGCCAGTTAAACTATAATGCAGCAACCAATACACGTGATATCATTGACAATGCCAATGCAAATACCCGTGCGCTGCTTGACTACCTTTGCCAGGACAAGATTGCTGCCTTACAGGCTGAGAACAATGATCTTCGCAGAGCTGCTTCACAGGATCGCCAGAGTGCACTGCTTACCACAGCAATGGCATCTCAGACACAGCAGATCATCAACGCAGTTAATCCAGCACCGATTCCGTCATATCAAGTTCCTAACCCAAACGTGTATTACGGATGCAATAGTGGTTGCAACTGCTGACAAAATTAAATATCGGTATCTTAACCAAAACGGTTATGTCTGCTAACTAACGCAGTATTACTATCAGCAAAGGGGCAGACTCGAAATAGAGCCTGTCCCTTATTTTAAGGAGGTATCAAATGGCAGAATATGTTGCAGTCGCAACGCAGGAAGTTGCGGCAAATGAAAATATAACTTTTACAAACACATCCGTTAAGGGTTCAAACTGCATACAGCACCGTGAAGGCAGTGGAATCATTACTCTTAGAGGTCTTACGAATCAGTGTCAGGCACGGTTTTTTGTAGGCTTCTCTGCAAATATAGCTCTTCCAGCCGGGGGAACTGTGGCTCCTATATCATTAGCAATTGCTATCAGTGGTGAGCCAGTGCTTGCTTCCAAAATGATTTCAACACCAGCTGCAGTATCTCAATTCAGTAATGTGTCCTCAGGCATTTTTATCAGTGTTCCACGTGGCTGCTGCGTAAATATTGCAGTTGAGAATACAAGTGGCGTTGCTATTGAAGTTGCTAACGCAAACCTTATAGTGAATCGAGTTGCTTGATTGGAGGTAGACTATGCATAAATGGGCTAAAGAGATCTTAGAATGTGTCAAAGAAAAAGCCAAAGCTATCGGAATTGATAATTTTGAAGGCCAGAATCTTGATGATTTAAAAGACTGGACTGAGATTGTTAAGAACATTGCTTGCTTTGATAAAGATTATCGCATCGTTGAGGCAATGGATAGACTGGAAAACGATGACGAAATCATGGAAATGGTTGAGCAATACGGTGATTACCCGTCACGTCGCTATTACGACCGCTACAGATATGCTAACGGCAGATTTGCCCCAAAGGGTAGAGGGACAAGAACCACAGGCAGACGCGGTTATGACGAGCCACCTTATTGGCACATGACACCGGAAATGTATTATGAATGGGCTGATATGCCAGAAGAAGAGCGTATGCGTGATCTTGATAGACTCCGCTTTGGGCGCATGTACTACTCTGACCCACGTAGAGGCTCCCAAATGCCGTCAGATGGTAGAAGCGTAGAAGATATGGGAATGAAGTCAGAAAGCCGATATGACCGTGCTAGAAGGTCATACAGTGAGACTAAGGACATGCACAAAGCTAACACTAAAGAAGATAATGACGCAAACATGCGAGGGCTTGAGTCCTTGTTGGCCGTCATTGACGAAGATCTTAAAGAGATCATGCCAGGGCTTTCAGCTTCCGAAAAAACTATGATGAAAACCAAAATGACAAACTGGGTGCAGCGTATATAATAAATGGTACAGCCGGGAGCAAATGCTCCCGGTTTTATTTCAATTGCGCACTTGATATAAATGTGCTATAATGGGGGTATCAAATGTTTTTTACAGTAAATAACAACACTTGGCAAGTTTGCTTTGTCAATCCTGGTGATCCGCAGTTGCAACGCAGTGACGGAACATATACGCTCGGTGTAACCGACAACAATTTAAAGACCGTCTTTATGTGTAATGATCTGTCAAGCCAGATGATTGATAAAGTGCTGTGCCACGAATTAACACATGTTCACGCAATGGAATATGGATACTCTATCCCAATTGAAACAGAGGAAATTGTCGCAGACTTTATAAGTCTTTTTGGCAGGAGTATAGTAACTGTTGCAGACGAACTTATATATCAGCTTTTAGGAAACAATACAATTAGGTACTGTGCATAAAATAAAGATCACAGTACACGCACAACTTTAGGCAATGTGCTAGAAAGGAAGGCAGATGTACACAAAGATTCACACGCAAAAAGACGTTCTCCGTGAGCGATATCTTTATCAATCCGAACTTACTCCACTGGGATTTCCAAAACTGCTTCCAGTACATGCTGCTCTGAGTGGGCTTAATGCAGTATCATTTTGTGAGGCGGTGAAAGAAAAAAATCCGAAGAAGGCGCTTTGCCACTTTTTTATTGATGATGCACGGTTCGAGCCATTATGGAATCAACCGCAAAAGTATCTTCCGATGCTTGAAAATTTCAAATATGTCTGTGCTCCTGACTTCTCATTTTATGACTCTATGCCAAAGGTCATGCAGCTGCATCAAGTGTACAGAAGCCGTGCCCTTGCATGGTGGCTATTTATGAACGGCTGCAACGTCATCCCAACTGTAGGTTGGGGAAATGCAGAGACGTTTGATTTTTGCTTTGAAGGGCTGCCAGAAGAGAGTACGCTGGCAATCAGTACAAACGGCTGCTTTATCGATCAAGGCAAGGAGTGTTATCGACAGGGCTTCAAGGAAATGTGTTCCCGGCTCCATCCTGCAGAAATTTTAGTCGTTGGCCGCCCCATTGATGTGGACACAGACGTAAAAATCACGTATCGAGAATCATTCGGACAACAGCTTACAAGAAAGTTGAGGGGATGACATGGGCAGTAGAAGTGGAAAGAAGCACGAAATCAGCATAACAACCTATGTCGGCAGTTTGAAGCGCATCAGAACAGAGGAAACTGTCGGGAACATCACGGTCATAAGAACCGAATATAAACAGCAGAGACAGAAGCAGCGCCGTAAGAAAAGCCGATAGATTTTGACATTATTTTACTGTAAAATACTGTATAATAATGTAAAGTAATGTAAAATACTGTCAAGAACTGTAAAATAATAGGGATAGATTTGATTCTATCCCTACTTTTTAGCTATGCTCTAACATCATGTACAACTGGTGAAAGATCTTGGACTCTGCTTCCTATCGCTATAGGTGGCAACCATCTGATCACAAGTTTTCTGTTTCCTGCCTTTTCACTCCCTATCCAGAAATGATGCCAGTGTGCGCGGCGTACATGTGGAGTCTTTTTACTTCCTGCGGCAGAGGGTAGTGTATCAAGGTTTTGTTCATTTGCTTCTGTCTTGTTCTTGTATACATTGATTTCCCTAACGTTCCTTATTTCAGCTCCCACACGGTATCCTGCATCCAATACCTTAGGAATCTCCTTTGCACCAGAACGAGTATATTTCTTTCTTGCTTTCTTGTTTTCTTCATTCTCGACAATATCTACATTCTGTGATAATACAAACAGAATCATTTGTATTGTACTTTGAAATATTTCGCGATCTTTTCTATATGTTTCTTCAAATTTCTCCGAAAACTCCGGCAGCCCCACTCTTTTATAGTTATCAATTCCGCTGGAAATTGTATGATCTATACATTTTTGTAATTTATCAGACGATAAGGTTAAAAAATAGCTCCTTGATTCAATTCTGTTTTCATCGTCATTAAAGAAAAGCCTTTCAATCCTTAATTCATATAATTTAAATTCAAAATCATAATTCAAATATGTAAACCTTGATTCGTCACCAACTTGAAGACATAAACATTTATATGGCAAATGAAGTAACATGTTTACCGGAACTTTTTCTATTCCTTCTGTTTCTTTTAATTCACTATAAAAATCTTCATCAAAGCGATAAATTACTTTTGATAAATCCCACGTTGCCACTGCTGAAATCAATCCTGCAGTGGCATTTCTAAGCCTTTTGAAATACTTCGCATCTGGCTCCCCCATGCGTACTTTTTGGATTTCTAGCAATATTTTATCATTAGGACAGTACACAATATTTTCGTCCCATTTCGCACCTTGAGCTTTAAAATCCTCAATCGCAGCTTTTACTTGATCAGCCAAATCGGGTTCAGCCTTTAAAAATCCTTTGTACAGTTCTAGTGCCAGGATTCGTTTATTCTCAACTTTCTTCTTTCTCTTTGCCATTTTGTCTCCTATTTTCTTCCAGTGCCATTTTAACATCCTCTTCGGTCTTTTCAACTGGTAACTCTTCCAATCGCCAGCCCTTATAAGTATACACTGGCCTAGATCTCCGTGAAGACACACCACGTAAACTACTTGCAATTGCAGTAAAACCACCACGCACGCGTCCAGCTGCAATATTTTCTGGTACATCTTCATCAAAGAACCTTCGGCAATTTCTTCTAGCCCAATCCTTCAACGATACTGCTATATAGTAATTTCCTAGAGGATCAATTAAAATCCATTTTTTAGCAGTTCTGTTTTGCGGTCCCGGTTGTCCTTCTGGCAAAGCATGAGCCGCTTTAGTTGCTTCTTTTGCAAATCGTTCGCGAGCCGCTTTTACTAATTGACTTTTCTTTTGAGCTTCAATTAGAGCAGGCGGCATAGGTGTCCCCTTTGGCGTACACAAGCCGTGTTTCTTTCTTAATTGTGCCGCACATTTAGCAGAACAACATTGTTTTGTATCACTCGGATGCCAAATAAATGGCTTTCCACATATTACACAGTTGTGGTATTTACGTCTTCTTACGCATCCACATGTTACACATCTATAAAAGTGAGATGCCTGCATTTCTTTTATATTTCCGCATTTTAAGCATTTCACTTTCCAAAGGCTTATTCTTTTTCCAGTGTTAGGACTAGCGTATTTATTTTCGGAAGCTCCCAGCACCACCAAATCTCCATGCCGTTCGCCTGTTAAATCTTTCTTTGTCATTGATAACTCCTTTCCCTTGTCAATATGCACTATTATAAGATAGCAGTACTGTTTGTACATTGTAAGTATTATACAAAAAGGTTCTTGACTTTTTCAAGCCATCACGCTATCTTAAAAATGAAGATGATATTTATTCCGGCTTCGGTCGCTATTCACAGGCAGTGAACCGTCTGTGTGGATTGAAATAAAATTATAATTGTACGTGCGAGTACAGAGAACGTCTGTTTAAACATGCTTCATATCCTCCTATCAAATACTTCCATAGTACAGTGCAACTACCATACCGCCGAAGATCAGCACACTGAGTAGCAAGTCACCAACGCTCTTTGCTACTGTATCAAGCATTTTTTTCATGCTTTTCTTTTTTAATCGTTGCCTTGAATCCTCTTGACCTTTGGCAGAGAATAGCACGCTCTGCACTGCTGCACATCTTCTCAATCTGCAGGTTTGGTTCCCAGATTAACTTCATTTTATCACCTCTTTCCGTGTCACGCAACCTTTTCAATAATAACAACTGCCGACAGTGGCGCTTCATACCGGAAAAAATCAGATGCATTTTTAAACTGTGAATCCATCACCGGGATATATTCGTCTGGGTAGATGTGAGCCGTAGAAAACTGAATGTAGCCCGGATTTTTTACGGATGCGTGCAATATGCGTTGCTCTGTGTATGCCTTGCCGTCAATTTCGTGCTGCACTTCCCAGTGTGCCACCACACCAGGAGCCTTTACCGCCTCGAATACTCGCGCCCATGACACAAGAGCCACAGCATCAAGGCTTGCAATCTCTTTCTCAAGTTTCTCCAGCTCATCACCGTGAGCCTTGAAAAGCTTTATATGCAGCTCTCGCGGCGCGGCGCTGATAGATACTGTCTTTAAAATCATTGTTTTAACCTTTCTTTTAGTTTTCTTTTTTTGTTCCGGTTTTCCCGGTAAAGCGTCCCCAGGTCGTGAACCTCGCCGCCCAAAGCGGAGAAACGCAAAACTTAAAATTCCTTGGCGTAGCTTTCAGCATCTGCCAGAGTCCGGCACAGCTTGCAAATATTACTGTATTCACCATCTACAAAAATCTGCACACTGTAACCATAACCGCGAAGTCTTGCCGGGTGAGTGTCGCCCAGCAAGACAATTTTTGTTGTGATCATCGCTTTCCTTTCTCTCTTTCAAGCCATTTTCCGACCAATTCGCGTTCTTGCTCAGTTGCCTTTGTAATTTTTCCATCTGGATATACACGGAAGGCGTGCCACTTGTAAACCCCTACAAAATATATAGCTTCTTCCTCACTTATGCAGACGTAAAAATCCTTGTACATGTCAGCACTGTAAAAATCAGCGTGTTCCTTGCCATAGCTCAGAACCTCGCCTGCAGTCTTTAAAAACTTGCCGTTTCCGGCATAGCACCAGCCGTGGCCGCTGTCCTTCGTCCAGATCTGGACGTTATAACGGAAACCGTGCGCCATAGCTGGGGCGCTTTCATTCAATCTAATAATTTGTAATGTTGTCATAACTTTTCCCTTTCTTGCCTGCCATCATCAGCGCCGGGAGGCAATCCCCAACGGACGCCCCAAGCCGGGGGCGTTTCGGCTTAAATCTCTTCTATTTCATCAATGTAAAAATCAACCATATCAACCGCGGCTGTAAAGCGCTGCTGGACAGAAAAGCTAAATCCAAAATCTTTATCATACATGGCCGAAGCGCTTGTAGCTACATAATAAAAGAGGTCTGCCGCCTTGTCTTTATCAAAGGTCCCCTTTCTTGCTTTTTTTCTGAGGTTTTCGATACTCGGCTTAATCTGGCGATCATACAAAACGCCTGAGTTAGTAGCATATAAAAACAGCTCTCTTGCTTCATCGGATGCCTTATAAATCATATTTTTTGTTCTCTTCATATTTTTTTACTTCCTTTCTGCGTTTGTTGTTTTCCTTGTTTCTGACTGTATTATATAACAACGTACGTGTATGTTCAATAGTAATTCTGTATAAATGTACGTGTATATTTTTGTGCATTATGTACGTGTATATTTTTATCTTTATAGTGTATAATTATGCTAGAGGTGGAAAAGAGCCTTTATAATATAAGAAAGGAAAGAAAAACACATGGCAACATCAGACGCACACAAGCAAGCTACTATAAGATACGCAAGTAAGACTTATAAGCGCGTGCCGCTCGATTTGCGGCGCGAAGATTACACCAGACTACAAGAGGCGGCAGCGGCTACAAGCCTATCAGTCAACGGCTATATAAAAGCCGCGATAGCTGAAAAAATCAGCCGCGATAGCATCCGATCAGCGGCACCAGATGCAGAAGGACCTGCAGCACCTGCGGCAGAGCCGGAGCCGTCTAGCCAGAAGATCAAGAGCCAGACGCCAGACCCAGAAACGGTAGACCTGCAAAGGCTCTTGACTGATGCACGGTATCAGCTTGATATCATGGATATATACGGCCAGGAGCAAACGCAGCGGCTACTTGATCAGGTGCGAAGCAAATAAAAAGGTGGGCATTTTCGCCCACCTTATTTTTTTAAATGAAATAATATTTTCTTACTGTTTTTTCCGCTCTATTAGGGCTGATGCTTAGTAACTCGTCTGGAAGATATCCGGCCTTTGTATAACCACAACTTACTTTTTCGTATCCGCCTAAATCTTTAAAAAATTGTACTGCATCAAATACATTAAAAACATAAGTTGCCGATACTTCTTTTTCTTCTTTTTTCACTTCAACCCAACGTGTGCCGCGCTTAGTATAGGTTGTTTTTTCTTCTAAAATCTTGCCGCCGAAATCCTGAAGACTAGAAATATTAGGATACTTCTTGAAAAGCTTTCTATAAGTTTTTGCTAACTCTGAATATAACATTGTTTTTTCCCTTTGCTTGATGTATAATCAAGCTACCTTTCTTTTTTTTGATTGGTGCCGGTTGCGTTTGCTTGGTAGGTAGTGCAACCGGCTTTTTTTGTTTACACCCTTATTATATCACTTTTAAAAGTTATGTCAAGACTTTTTATAACTTTTTTTTCGTTATATTTTTTCTTGACTTTTTGCAGTTAAAAAAGTTACTATATATATGTAGCGATACACCAAGCACGAAAGGAGAGTACTACAAGCATGATAAAGTTTAAATTTGACGTAGCCGGCGCACTGGCTACCGCAGGCGTTACAGCCTACACAGCACAGAAAAGTGGCATTTTATCACAGGATACATGGCGAAAGATTAAGGCAGGAGATACACATATAAGCCTTGAGGCTATTAATCGTATATGTTGCATTTTGCACATGCAGCCGGAGCATCTTATATACTATGCACCAGACCAGGCCGAAGAAGAAAAAATTTTAAAAAACTTTCAAAAAAAGTCTTGACATAGTAACTTTTTTAAGTTATACTAAAGGCATAAAGAGAGAAAGGAAGCCCCACAGGGGCAAAGGTAAAAAGATATGAAGAAGGAGCATGCATCGAAGTTTTACGAGGTTGGCAACGGTAAGATTTTTGCAGTAGTACTTGAAGATGGCAAGCCTGTAAACGTCACCTGTAATCTAGCAGATGGTCAGAGCACAGGCACCGAGGTTTTGGAGGCAGCACGCGAAGGTTGGCCATATGCAGACCAGTTCGATTCTTCCGAGTGGTCCGGTCTCAGCATGGAGCAGGCAGCCGAGGAGCTAGAGAAAGGAACCCACACACCAGTAGGAGAGGAGCGCCCAGTTGATTTGATCGCAGAGACCAGACCAACCCCGGCACATGTCAGTGGCTTGCCGTTCGTAACGCTTTACTGGCGCCACATGGGTGCAGCAGGGTTTGATCTTTTTAAAGATTTAGACGTGCCTGAGGCCGTAGCATATCGCATCAATTCTAGCAGAGAGTGGAACCCTGACGACTGCCGCAAGCTGTGTGAGCTGGCCGACATGGCGGATGAGTACGACAACGCCGACAGTGACACCGTAGAGGACGTAGTAAGCGCAGCAGCTGACAAGCTCGGCGTTGAGATCTGGTAAAGACCAAAAGCACCCGCCCCGGAGGTTACGAGGGCAGAAAGGGAAAAAATGAAGATTGAAGACGAAAAAAGACTCATAGAAATTACTATGAGAGTATGGAGCAATGGCCAGTATAGCCAAGACCTCAGCGTTGATCTTTTAGTTGATGGCTCTTTTAAGTATGGTCAAGGGGCTTATAAGGTGGATATGGATAGCATCGATGACGTCATTGATTATGCTTTGGACTGGCAAAATTGCACAGGTGATTTTGTCGATGATGAAGACCCAGACAACAACCGCCGCGTTGATGTTGATATAATTTCCGATTCAAGCCATGAAAAGCCGTATGATGAGTTCACAGCGAGAGCACAGCAAGTAAAATCTGACGCACTGGCAACGGATGAGGCTGCCAGCCTTTTTGATGGGGGATGGCGAAGCAGTGACTATTACCAGCTGATGTTTGAGCGTAGATGTGACAAAGAAGAAGCCGCCGGCATCTGTGCAGCACTTGCCACTTTTGAGCAGTAATTCGCACCTGCCCGGCAAGGTTAGAGCCGGGAGAAAGGAAGATATGAAGCGCGAAGACTTTAAAAAAATTATTAAGTTGCGCAGTTTTTGGAAGATAGATAAGCGCAAAGGAGATTATAAGCTGCCAAGCGGTGACAAGTTGTCAAAGTATATCAGAAAGCTTGTTATTTCTCAAATGCAGCTTGATAATCTGCTGATTGGTGAAAATGGTGATCTATTTCCAGGATCTGGGGGCACTGTAAACAAAGAGTTAAAGCAAATTAACGACTATACAATTTTTCATTTAGGTCCGGTTCCAAACGAGGTTTGCACGTGGGAGCAGATGGAGAAACGAATTGATCATTTAATTTTTGAAATGTTACATTAATCAAAAAGTGGAGCCACAAAGCTTCACTTTTTCTTTGCCCATTTTCAGACATTCAGCCGTAAATTTTTAATTTGTGCAACTTGCACTTTCAAAAATATTTAACTTGATTTACACCTCATATTGTTGTATTATGTAGTTAAGCTACTATATATAGTATTTATATGTAGCCTAGATATGGATATATAGAGTATATAGCCCATGATCGGAAAAGATTTCAAGCCGTGCTAAAACACGGTGCTTCTTTTTCTGGTCGTGGGCTTTTTTCTTTCCCCAGGCCTACAGCTTTTCCGTGTCGCTTCCTTATATATAATATATACAGTATATATATTTACTGTATATGTATATGGTATATATACATTTAATATACTATCGGTATATTTAATATATTGTCAGTGTATTTATATTATATTTATAATTATATGGTGCATATGTATATAATATCTATATATGTACAGTGTATATAGAGTATATATAATATATTGTCTGATAATATATATTAAGTATATCTGTATAAGGTATATATGTACAGTATGTATAAGGTATATGTATAGTATATCTCTATGTACTGTATAGGTATAAGTATATGTATATCTGTATGTACAGTATATAGATATCTGGTAAGTAGGTATGTGTATAGTGTATCTAAGCATATACAGATACAGAGTGCAGGAGCTGACAGTTGATCAAGTCAGAGGCGGACACAGTCAGGACAGGCAGCCAGGACGGACACAGACGAGAGCTGGACACGATGAGCACACACAGAAGGGCGCTAGAAGGGCACAGAAGGCGGCTAGAAGGCATTTGAAGGGAAAAGGCTAAGATATAGCCACATATACGCACGACAAAAAGAAATACAGGGAAAGGAGGGCTACAGAATGCCAAGAGGAGGGAAACGAATGCCAAGCTATAGGGATATTGCAGAAACCATGGACGGAGACGAACTGGACGCTATCCTTGACGTATCTCTGCAGGGGCTAGCTAGAGCACGTGAAAAAGGTTCACAGCCCATGTATAGCAACTCTCCCGAAGGGCTAAAAAGTTTCAAGCACGACTCAGAAGAGTATCTGACATTTGTCCGGAACGTAAACAAAACCCCAACGGAAGGCGGAAAGCTGCGCCTAGTGCCTGATATAGAGTCCTGGGCGGCATTTTTGGGAGTTACGCGGCACATGATCACGGGCTACGAAAAGCGTAGCAGTGATTGGAAGTCTACTATAGACGCGGTAAAAGGCGTTATAACAGCTTGTAAGAAGCAGCTTGCATTTACTGGCAAAATGCCACCAGTGCTTGCAATCTTTGATCTTACCAACAATTCCGACTATGTTAACGCGTCAGAGTTCCGGTTATCAGCTGAGGCAGCACCAGAAGCCAAGCAGATAACCGCGGAGGAATGGGAAAAAGTCATTGATGCAGAGCCAGAAGCCCCGAAGCTATCGGATTTTAAATTGTCTGACGATTTAAATTAAGATTGGTCAAGTTTTCTTGATCTGTGTTAATCTCTCAGATAGTATTAAGTTCGTATAATGTTTGTTATACGTACTTTTAACGGTCAATTGTACGTATACTCAGACCAGGACAGCAAAACGCTGTTGCTTTTGTATATACAAATACGCACAATTTAGGTTTTGCCGCCATAGGATCAGGAGCCGCGACCAGCTGCACAGCTGCCAGATGATCACACAAAAAAGGGGTGTAGGGGTCTGAGAGCGTGCCCCCGGCATGGGGCTACTTAGTCCCCAAAATATTCTCCCAAAATAAAAAGCCCCTTTTAACTCGTAACTACACATATGACAAAGATAAAAGCTGTGAGCCTTGACAGTTTCTTTGCCATAATACCAAGGCATACCAGAAAGGTAGGTGTTTGTATGAATAATATAAAAATATTTGAAGAGAATGAATTTAATAAAATCAAAGACCTTCAAAAAGAGAAACCTAATTCTGTTGTGGGAATTATATATGCTATTGGGTATGGAAATGGAGTCAGCAAAATTGGAATGTCCTCATTTCCAGCAAACAGAACTTCTATCTTAACACATTACATCAATGACTACATGCAATGCCCAGTAGATAAAATTCTAATCAGTCCATGGCATACAAACTATAAAGAAAACGAAAAGAAACTACATCAACATTTTTCAAAGTTCAGGATTCCAAATACAGAAGTATTTACTGTAAGTGTGGATCAGATTGCCAAATTCATAGTTTCAGATAAAGGCATTCTATTTGAAGATAATTCTGAAGAAATATTAAAGGACATTGAACAAAGTGAAAAAGCGTTAATCGAATTTGGAAAGTCCCTTCTCAGAGGAGATTTTTATTCTTCAAAATCTGATTTTGAAGAGATGTATGATGCCATGTTAGACGATGCGGATTCTCTAACAGAAGAGATTATATTCACAGCAAGAGTGCTAGTTGATGATTATAGAGCTGCGCTAGAAGACAACATGGAAGCAGAGCTTTCAGCACTAAAAGCTCGATTTGTCGAAAAGTGGATTGAACATGGTCTAATCGACGAAAACACAATAGCGGCCAAAAATTTATCAAGCCAATGAAAATATCAACCAAAGAAATAACCGATGAATGTCAGCATTGCGGTGACATACTGGTTTGCCAGTTGTGCCGTGAAGGACACGGAATAAATCGTGAACGAATAAACGTTACCCAAATGGTTACATGCCAGATAGAACACAAGAACAGGAGGTTATCTAATGAGAATCATTTCACAGTGCAAAACCAAATCTGTTGAGTTTTATAACGTTGCTTTGCTGAGACGTGATGAAACTATCTTTGCAAGGACTGCAAACCAAGACATGGTACTTGCAGAGTATAAGACTCCAGCCAGAGCAGCCGAGGTATTTGAGGAATTAAATATTTCTGCTTCTAGCTTCTTGACAGATATCTACTACATGCCGGAGGAATAAGCAATGGAAAGAAAATTAGTTTTAGTTAAATTTATTGACGGCACAAGTGAAACAATAGAAGCTTATTGCAGTTCGCGAGGCGGATACTATGGCTATCTAACCAAAAAAGAATTATTTTACGTATCTTGTGCTTCTAACTTCTCAAAAACTCTCTTTCCTCGCGAGTTTGTTAAAGCAATATCCCTTTTGGATGAATAGGAGGAGTAATGGCAAATACAAAATTTGAAAATGCAACAACATGGTTGCAAGGTGTTATTTCTGGATATCAAAAGCAAATCAACGATTTCTCAGCTGTGCCTAATCCAGATGCAAATAAAATAAAAGCATGTAAAGAGCGCCAAGAGCTTTGCCAGTACATTTTGGACTTTATGGTTAAGGCTAAGCAGCAGAATGATATAATGGCTGCTAAGTCAGGTCCTCAAAATACCGCTGTAAAGCCACAGAATGCCCTACAATCAATTTCAACTCATTCAACGGCAAATACTATAGGTAAAGAACAGCTAGAGCAATTAGAGCTTGTTTTGGGGCTTGATGCTACAATCAGCTTTTGTAGAGCTGCTTTGATCTTGGAGCTTCCAGAATTTGGATCAAAAGAGGCACTTCTTGGAACACTTAAAGATTTTGCCACAAAACAAAGTTAGGAGGTTATGTGGAATGATAAAAATTCTTAGACCTGGTACAAAAAAGGAAGCTGAATGTCCAAGCTGCGGTGTGCTTTTGAGCTACGATATTTCTGACATTCAGAAATCGTCGCACTCAATTATAGAAACATCATCTGCATTTTGGCTAAGCAGCAAAGGTACGACTTACATCGTCTGTCCACAATGTAATAACAAAATTATTTTGTCAGCAACTCGATAAGAAGGGAGTATCTATGAGTAATATAGACAAATGCATTTCTTTGCTAATTAAGCTTAGCAAGTCTTTTGGAATTGATGCTAAGGCTTTGCCACCGTGTTTTAACCACATAACTGTTACTTTTAATAAAAAATTATATGATGGTACTCTACACCGCTTTAACTATTCTTTTGAGCTTTGTTTACTGGAAAACCTTGACACTCGTCAACTTCCGGAATATTTCGAATATGTATTTTTCGATAAAATTTTGGAATATTTTATCGAATGCGAAAAAGAAGCATTCAGCGCAGAGGAGTTTTTATGATTGAATTAGAACATGCTGTATTACCTAGTCCCGAACAAATAGAATTTGCTATTGAAGGTCTTCGAAACTCCTTCAATTCATGGTTTAAAAGTGATAGCCATTGGGGCTGTCTTCACCTCGGTGAAGAACGTGATTGTGATACCTGCGATAGTATCCAACCAGATAAATGTACATGGTCTCCACAATTTATAGTTGGCAAAGAAGATATGGCACTTATGCGACGTTTATCTTCATATGGTCCCGATCATCGTAAATTTATGCGTATGCTTCCGGTATGTATCAGAATTACAGCACCACTTTATTGGTGGAAAGAAGCAGACACATATTCCGTAGGCACTTCAAAGAATAGTTGTAGCACCATGCATCGAATTGATGCCAAAGAATTTACATTAGATGATTTCTCAGCAGAGCATCTTATTGGCTTTGAAAGTGCTGAATCTGATTTCCCAATATTTCACGGGGCAGAGCATTCGCCAATCGGCCTGTTGAATCAGACGATCCGTATGCTTAATTTTTACAGACAAAAATATCTTGCTACCAAGGAAAAGAAGTATTGGTGGCAACTAATTCAGCTGTTGCCTGATTCTTATAACCAGACCAGAAATGTAACGCTTAACTATGAAGTCCTTGCAAACATCTATAAAGCACGCCGCAACCATAAACTTGACGAATGGCAAGATTTTTGCAACTGGATTGAAACATTGCCGTATAGTGATCTTATCACTGGAAAGGAAACGAAATGACATTTAACGAGTATCAGCGCGGTGTAATGAGAACCGCATCAGACGTAACAAAAGCAACAAAAGAAAACATGCTTATGAATGGTATCCTCGGTACTGCAGGTGAAGCAGGTGAGCTTGTTGATCTTCTCAAAAAGCAGATTTTTCAGGGGCATCCATTTGATAAAGAGCATCTTATCAAGGAGTGTGGCGATGTGCTGTATTATCTGGCACTTACTGCTGAGGCACTTGGTACCACTCTTGAGAATATTGCGATCAAAAACAACAAGAAACTTTGGGAGCGCTATCCTGACGGCTTCAAGGCTGAAAATTCTCTTCATAGAAAGGAAGGAGATATTTAATGTTTGTTCTTATTCTCCGCGTTCTGGCATCTCTTTTCAACATCTTTATGCTGGCCTCTATTATAGGGTGGCTTAATGAGAAAAGATCCAGAGAAAGACTTGCCAGTGCTGTAGTACTTTCTACGTTCTTTATCATGAATCTTGTCTTGACAGCCAGTGGTTTGTGAGGATAAGATCACGCTGGGGTTATCGCCAAATGGTAAGGCACAGGATTTTGATTCCTGCACTGTTGGTTCGAGTCCAACTAGCCCTGTTGTGCCATTAGCTCAGCTGGAAGAGCACCTGCT